TACGCCGGATTGTCGATCCGAATACAAGAGTTCAATTCTCTTACGAGGCGCCAAGCTTAAGAATGCATACAGCATTTTATGTTATATAGGGATTAAATCGATAGGAGCAGATATCAGTCTTTGAAACTGAGTGAGAAGGATCGTTACCTTCAATCCCTGCCAAGTTTAAGGATGCGTTCAGCAACATTATAATTCAAATTGAAATTGAAAAATAAGCATCCTGTTAATGTTGATCGTAGTGTAAAGGAAGCACCCAATCTTGTGACGATTGTAGTGGGATATCATAATTCCTCGATCAACCCAAAATTTAGGAAGATTAAACAGACTGGGTCTGTATCTGTCTTGAAAACAGAATGTTCTCGAAAGAGAATGGAGTTCGATTCTGCCAATCTTCCGCCAAACAAATGTACCCGAGTAATATAGTGGTCTGTATAATCGCTTGATAAGCGATAAGTGGTGGATCGTTCCCACCCTCGGGTACCAGAGATATCAGCAATATAGCTCAGGTGGTAGAGCATCTGCTTCATACGCAGATTGTCGCTAGTTCGAATCTAGCTATTGCTACTTATTAATTAATTTACTATGATACAAAACATTGTTGTTTCGACTGGAGTTAGTGGACAAACTGTTAGCTCAAACTTAACAGAAACGCCCACAGACGTGTTAGCTAGTGAATTGGCTTTATTAAATATCGGCGACTTCGAAGCCCTAGATTTCAAAATAGACTGTAATCAGTTCATGCATGAAATATCAACATTTGAAAATGCGTGGGTTGATTATTTGCCTCGAGCTGACAGACCTAATAATCGAACAAGTTTAGTTTTGTCAAATCTACCTGGTAAATCACATACTGATAATCCGAGCTTAGCACAAGCATGTGTAGCAGCTGGAAGAAGAATAAGCGAAAATGAGTTTTCGTCTAAAACACAGGTGTATGACGCATGCCATAGCTTGCATCCGTTGTTAACTGAGTTTGCTCCGTTAGGAAGATCCTTTTTAGTGAAGTGTAATATTGGTGGGTACTTTGTCCCTCATCGAGATCATCCGCAGTTGCCTAGAGAGTGCTTTAGAATAGTTGTGTTTTTAAATAATTGTGCCCCTACTGAATATGATTGGATTATGGAAACTGATAAGAAATTATCAATTGAATTAGGAAGAGCATACTATGTAAATACTCGTAAAACTCATAGAACAATATCATGGGTTGATAATAGTATTCATTTAATTTTAAATATCCCGTTTACTGCGTCAAATGTTCAAAAAGTGCTGGCTCATTTAAGATATAAACATTAATATGCGAACTGCCGAACAAATTGAGAAAATTAAAAGTAGATTTTCTGATCCATTTTTAGTAGAATCGGTTTTAACAGCAAATGATGTTCAGGAATTAATTGCTATATATGAAAGTCACTTAGACAAAACATATAAAAATACTGGACCAGTTACTGTTGATATCAATCAGTATTTAACTACTGATATTTTTAAATCTATTTTAGATAAGATAGAAGAACACATTGGACCGTTTACAGTATCCGCTGGAATGTTTTTTCAAACCGACTATCCGCATATTGTGCATAATGATGATACATTTTTACTAAGTGATAATGTATATAAAGGTATAACTTTACCGTTGCGGATAGAAGGAACTGTTGCTGAACCAAAATTATGTTTTTTTGATCAATGCTATTTTCATGGTCCTGCTAAGTTCTTTAACGGAGATGAAAATATACCAACATTTTACAATACGCAAGTATATAATTATGCCGATGTTGATAATTTGTCTTATAATGATTTTAACGAACACGAAAGACTTGCATACTTAACTCATTTAAAACCACAATGGTTATCGGGATTAAGCCTACATTCAACATTACCGTGGCGGATCACTTCTGCATTAATATTTGATAGTGTACGGCTGCATTGTGCTAGTGATTTTAGAACACTAGGAATTAGTAAAAAATTAGGCATAAGTATTTTCACAAATAAGTTGACATAGAAAATATTGTGTGTTATACTTGTGTTAAATAAGCAAACATTATTGTTTATATTAGTAATGCGTCTGTGATGTAATCGGTAGCCATGCGAGTCTTAGAAGCTCGTGCCGAAAGGCGTGTCAGTTCGAGTCTGACTAGACGCACCAATTTAAACTTTGTGTAGCAGTTGTTTTACAATTTTTAGCTTGTTAATAAATATTATTAATGCAAATATAATTGCAGTTAATTAAGGAAATTTATGGAAAATACATTCGACCAGCTCGGATATCAAGTTGTAAATAATGTTATATCTGCCGAAACAGCTGAAATTTTAGCAAATGGATTTGCTAATCTTCGAAACTCAATTTATTTGCGAGACGGCGAAGATATTAATAAAATTGGTTATTTGAATGATCCTCAAGTTGAAAAATCGTTTTCTTATTACGGCTCGCCTACTTTCGAAGCATTGCTCGAAGCGGTGCATCCATTAGTAGAATCGGTTACTGGTAAAGAATTGTGGCCTACATATTCGTATGCTAGAATTTATTATCCAAACGCGGAAATGTTGTATCATATTGATAGACCCAGTTGCGAATACTCAATGACTCTAACATTACAAACTGACGGGAATCCATGGCCTATTTGGTTTATTGATAAGCAAAATGAGACTAAAGAATTAATGTTGGATGTTGGGGTAGGCTGTGTTTATAAAGGCATGGAATTACCTCATTGGAGAACACAGTTTACTGGGTCTCGACAAATTCAGGTATTTTTACATTATGTAGATAAAAATGGTCCGCACGCAGCATTAAAATACGACGGACGTATTATGATTGGTGCGCCAAGAATACTTACTACGTAAATAAGACAGTATAAATACATCATAACAGCTTGGTTTAAAAACAACTAGGCTTTTTATTAAAACATGTTATAATATAGTATATTTTAATAAGATGCGGGTATAACTCAGTGGTAGAGTGTCAGACTTCCAATCTGTTCGTCGCAAGTTCGATCCTTGTTACCCGCTCCAAGTTTAAGGATGCGTTCAGCAACTCTTAAAATTCAACTTTTAATTGAAAAATAAGCATCCTGTTTAAATTGTAGCCGCGTAGAGAAATGGTATCTCACTAGTCTCATAAGCTAGAGATAGCAGGTTCGATTCCTGCCGTTGGCAACCACTTGGTTAGTTGGATGAGAGGTTTAAATCACTTTCCTGCTAAGAAAGAGTTCTAGAAATAGGACCAAGGGTTCGAATCCCTTACTAACCTCCAAAATTGTTTTTAACCACCGAAAGAGTAACATGTCAAAATTAACAGCAAATTTTAAAATCAGTTCACGCACAAAACGTTTAGCAGCAACCATGGCAAATGATGTTAAACGACACGAGTTTAAAAACATGATGACTGCTGCTGAATCTATTCAGCCGTATCAAGGTAAATCTGCTAAAACAGGCAAACCTGCGTAGTATGAGTAAAGGTTCGAGAGCAAGGCCGTATAGTGTTGATCGAACAACTTACGGAAATAATTGGGATTTAATTTTTAAGAAAGATAGTAATATGCAAGTTAGAGTAACTGAAAATACAAGCGAAGTCGGTAAATGTGGATGTGGTCGTAGCCCTACTGGAAAGTGTATTGGTTGGCACGGCTTATCTGAAGAAGAATTTCAGAAAAAACTTGCCGAGTATAATACTCCTAAATGATACACTAATTCGTCAATGTTGCTAACACACGTTAGCATTTCTAGTAAAATAAGTTTGTTAATGTAGAAATACATTAACCGTGAAGATAAAAAGTAGATTAGGATAGACATTCGATACGTCGAATAACCTACTAAAAAATGGAAGTATATTAGGTATACCAAAATTTGTTTGTTGTAACAATACCTAGTATACAAACTCTGTAAGTTGATAAGTGTCTGTTGTAATACATAAACTGATGTATATGTATTGTATAGTTGTTCACTATTACTTGACTTTTTATTATCACGTCTTTACAATCAATTTTCAAATATATGAATTCATCTCTTTCCTCAACAACTTCTAGTCTTTCATCCGAGGCAGCTGCTATTAAAGTAGGAAATCGGTTTACATTGGTATTAATGGCAACTCAACGTGCAAAGCAAATTGCAAAAGGGTCAGTTACAAAATTAACTGAAAAAAACTTATCACCTATTTCGGCAGCATTACGAGAAATCGAACAAGGCTTATTTACTGAAAAGGATTTTATAAAAAACTTACCAAGCAAAAAACCAACTAAATATCATGAAAATTACTCTTCGTAAAGCAAACTCTATACAATCATCAATTACTGATGCAATTAAAAGTATAGTACTGAATCCTACTATTGAGATTAATGAATTTCAAGACCCTGCTGACGAAATAACTGTAGCTAACGGCTTATTATTTGAGAACGATAAAAGACGACAAGAATTGCTATTTGCATTATATAATATTCGAGGTTTAGTAGGGCAAGCAAATGTAGTCTCTGGTGTTGATCTTAACTTAACTAAAATTGCATATATTGATAAGCGATTAGAAATGCTAGTATCATTGGGTGCTAACAGTCCGATGCTTTCAATGAAATTTATTCAAGGTAAACTCAATAAAATTAAAGAGTCACCGGCTGAAGCTAGCATGTATCGATCCGATGATACGGTTAACACTTCCGTACTTAGTGCTGAACAACTTTTACAGATTAATAATGAAATTAAGTCGCTTAAGAAGCAAAAGCAACAACTTAATGATTTAATATTAGAAAGTAATATTAAGACAGATATCCCATTAACCGACGAAGTGGTCGCTACTCTTACTAGAGAAGGAATAATTTAATGCAGTATCTCCTAAGACGTATAAATAAATACGTCATAAGGAGATATATTTATGAAAGCATTAAAATTTGCATTGATTGCAATGGTAAGTTGGATGTTAATGGGTTGCGGAACTATGGGCGAGTCTAGTTATGTAACCGGAGTTGCTGCTAATTCTGAAAGCAATATTAGTTATCAAAGTACACAAATGAAAGCACTAGATGTTAATAATAAGTGTTACGATACTGCAACTAATACAATTGAACGAGCATTTTGTGCAATTGTACAAAATGGTACAGTTCCAGTTCAAACATTAGGCGGCAGACCAACTGCAATTCGTGTAGCTAAAACACCAGGTGAAATTGCAGGCGAAATTGCCGGTAAAGCACTTGATATTGGCGGAATGGCATACGGTGCTAATCAACTTGGAAAAGCAGTTAGCAGTGGTATTAACGCTGCTGGTAAAGATCCATTAGTAGTACGACCAGAGATTGTAAATCCGGTTATTGTAGGTCCATGATAACGTAAGTTATTATTTTATTTTCAGGCTCTTCGGAGCCTTTTTTTTCGACCTAAATTGTTGACTTAAATATAAAACAATTATATAATAACTCTATGTTTAAAGTATACTACACAGATTCAAACAACGTTGCTCATTCGTTAGATTTTAGCAACGATCATATGAAAGAAGCACTTGTTGCTACTCAAGATTTGCGAGATCGCAATTTTTCGTTTGTAACAATGGTTAGTGAAAATCCTGATAATATTGGAAAACCAGGAGTTGATTCAGTGAAGAATGGAATGACTCCAGATGGAGTTCCTTATACCTGGAATAAAGCTAGCAGAATCGGTGCAACCAGACGATAAAATAGTTTAGTTACAGCAAACTAACTTACCCCTAAACTGAAAGGAATTAACATGACAGCATTTGCATCAGCAGTTATCAATCAAGAGTCTCGCACCACAAACGGTATGAAGGCACGTAAGTCAACATCGAGCTTAGCTGTTGATTTATTTTTTGCTATTGGAGCAAGTCGAGGAAAAGACATTTTGCCTGCATTTACTGCAGCGTATGTTGAAAATAAAGAATTAGCATTAAGAATTGCGTTATGGGCACGTGACGTAAGAGGCGGCGCCGGTGAACGAGAGTTATTTCGTTCTATTTTGAAACATCTTGAGATTCACGATATCGAATCTGCTAAGTTATTATTAGCTAAAGTTCCAGACCTCGGTAGATGGGATGATGTTTTTGTGTTTAAAACATCCGAAATGAAAGCTTTAGCTTACACTATGTTAGGCGATGCGTTAAGAGCAGGAAATGGCCTTGCGGCAAAATGGACTCCAAGAAAAGGACATATTGCTGCAGAAATACGAACATTTTTTGGTATGACACCGAAACAATACAGAACTAGTTTAGTTCGATTAACTAAAGTAGTCGAAACACAAATGTGTGCAAACGATTGGGATAGTATTAATTTTAGTCATGTTCCAAGTCTTGCTTCTTCCAGATATAAAAAAGCGTTTACTCGTCATACACCTAAGTTTGCCGAATATGTTGAATCTTTAGTAAAAGGAGATCCGGCTGTAAAAGTAAATACTGGTGCAATATATCCATATGATGTACTAAAAGGTATTGATACATGTTCAAAAACTGAGCTAGATCATATTATTGCACAATGGGATGCATTGCCGAACTATGTCGGTGATTCTACTATTTTACCAATGGTTGATGTGAGTGGTTCAATGATGTGTCCTGCAGGTAATGGAAAATCAACTACTACTTGTTTAGAAATTGCAACATCGTTAGGATTATACTTAGCTGATAAAAATAAAGGAAAATTTAAAGATTTGTTTCTGACATTTAGTTCAACTGCGTCTATTGTTAAATTAAGTGGAAATATTGTTGAAAAATTAATGCAGATGAATAAGAGCAAATGGGGAATGTCAACAAACTTACACGCTGCATTTGAAAATATTTTATCAGTTGCAGTTGATGGCAATGTCCCACAAGAAGAAATGCCATCAATGTTGTTGATTTTTTCCGACATGCAATTTAATCAATGCGTAACTTATGATGATACTGCAATGAATATGATTGAACGTAAGTATGCTGACGCAGGTTATCAAGTACCTGCAATTGTATTTTGGAATTTAAATAGCTCAGATAATGTACCAGTGAAATCAGATAAATCCGGAGCAGCATTAGTTAGCGGATTTAGTCCTTCGATTTTAACATCATTACTAAGTGCTGATATGTCAGAGTTCACTCCTACCGGAGTTATGATGAAAACAATCATGAATGACCGATACACTGTTTAAGACAGAAATAGGCGAAAGCCTATTTCGTTGACTACTTGTAGTTATAGTTGTTATAATATAATTTTAATTAAAGGAATCTATGAACAGTGCTGTAAAATACAGAGATGTATACTTAATGAAAAGTAGTGAGGCATACGTATTATGGGAAGCTTATAAGAAAGATCCTAAATTACAAAAAAATTTAGATCAACACTTAAAGGCGTTGACCCAAAAAGAAACCGAGTTAGTAAACCGATATAAAAGTATCTAAACGAAAGGCAAATCATGACACCACGTATTCGCGAATTAATTCTTGACTGTACTAACACATTACCTATTATTGATATCTATGGTAAAACTCATTATTCTTTTAATAAAGAAGAGTTTGCAAGATTATTATTAGAAGATGTACTAGATTCTCTGTTTACAGTAACTGATTCAGTCGACTCTAATTGGAATCAAGCGGTATATGCTTGTCAACAAGAAATTATAGATCAATTTCTAGTATCAACAGATGTTGAAGAAAGTGAGTATTATGCTTAATTTTACATTTATCGGGTGGTGTAAGGAAGACACTCATGATAAAGTTTGGGGAGTTATTAACTTAACTCCTAAAGAAACTTCTGAATTTATTTGCGATTATGTAATTTTTTGGGGCCGTCGTGGTAAGAAATTACAAACTAAAATCTTAAAAAACGAAAGATACTGGGAAGTTGAAAGACTTGTCGACTCAAAACAAAGAAAGGGCTATAACAAAATTGAAAATCTCGATAGTGTATATCCTGAATTTTACAGTGATTTAGAAAAGACTGCTATGTGGTCTTTGTTTAAAGTATAAAAATGAATAAACCAGAAAAACTACCACATATTCCTAAAGATCTATTTGACAGAGAAATACAAATTGACGATTTTGTTGCATATGCTTCAAATTCCTTGTATATCGGAAAAGTAATTAAAATTACTCCAAAAATGATAAGAGTTAAACACTTATCAAAATGGGGTTCTGAAAAATTAGTGTATTCTCAAGATTGTATTAAAGTACAAGAGGAAGAAATTACTATGTATCTTTTAAAAAATAAAAGAACTTAGTATTGATATATTAGAATTAATTATATGACAATTTGCATTGTTGACATAGTAGTTGCAATTTAATATAATTAATTTTTTTAACAGTTAAGCATGTATCGTTATTGAAAGGAAATTTTATGGATGACGAATTAAAGAAACAGCGTATAATGACATTTATTAAATGGGGAGTTATTGCTGTTGCGTGTGCAGTAATTGCACCAGTAGCATACTTTGCTATTTTGGGTATTGCAGGAATTATGATTGCCGGAGCAATTGGATTAATTGGTATTAATTTAGCACCAGTAGTTGCTATGAAGCTTGCAAACTTAAAAATCAAAGCTATTGTCAACGAAGCAAAGACAAATCCGATTGAAACATTGTATGTTCAGAGTCACGAAAAACGACAAGCAAGTGAAGTATTTAAACAAAGTATTACTGCATTTAGTACCGAAATTAAAAACTTTGCCGATCAAACAAAAATGTTTAAAACTGATTACCCAGAAGATGCCGAACGTTTCGAAAAGCAACTGGCAGCAATGCACAAGTTATTGCAGTTTCGCGAATCTCGATACAGGCAACTTCAAGTTGAATTAGACAATTTCGATAAGGCAATTGCTCGAGCACAAGCGATGTGGAATATGAGCCAGGCTGCTCAGAAAATGAATAAAATGGCAGGAATGGAAACTGGAGATCCATTCGAGAAAATCAAAGCTGATTCTGCAATTAATTCAGTTATGAGTTCGATGAATAAGGCATTTGCCGAAATGGAAACTGCATTATTAGATAACGAAGAAGTGCAACAAGCGTCGATGATGGTAACAAACGATCCTAGACCTACTTTACAAAGTAGTTCAGTATCACAAGGTGTGTTAGTTAAATAATTTTATATTAGGAATATATGCATAAAGTAATTTTATCAGTAGCATTTTTAGTAGTTATGCTAGTAGGTGGATATTTTGTCGACGACAGCTTTAAGACAAAAGTCAATGGCATGATTGGATTAGATAAATCAAGTAGTACGTCGGCTAGCACATCTCCGATTGAAGTAAATAATGATGGAACGTTATACAACATTATGAAAACTGGAAATGTAAATGTAAGCGTACAATCCCCAAGTAAACCATTTCACTATGTAGTAAATGGAATGCCTAAAGGATTCAATGTTGAATTTTTAAATTTACTGTTTGCTGAATCGGAGTTTACTGCAGGTAAAAAGACAATTACAGTTAATACTGTTGACAATATTGTAGATGAGTACTCTGCTGTGCCGAAACAATTGTTAAAAACAGACAAGCAAGGTGCCCCAGTAGTCGATATTGCAATTGACGGATTAACATTTACTGATTCGGATTTAGAAGGAGTTGTGTATACTATTCCGTATGTGCAGGACTTCGGATATTCGTTAATTACATTGCAAGGTAGCGATATTAAATCCGAAGCAGATGTAGCTAGTAAGGTAATCGGTATCCTTAAAGGTGACTTAGATGTTAAATCGTTTGTTAAGAAATCTTTTCCGGGTGCAGATATTGTAGAATTATCTGATGCAACTGATGCAAATGGTAAGCGTACATGGATTAATACTGCAATTACATCGGGTAAAGTTGACGCAGTAGTATATGATTATCCGTTCGGTGTTAGCGAAATCGAAGGCACAAATTTACAATTTGCAATTTCTAAGTTAGCTGGTAGTAATATTCAATATAAAATTGGTGTACGAAAAGCAGACACCGACTTAGTTAACGCATTAAATTCAGCAATTCGAAAAGTTATTAATACACCCGAATATTCAGACTTAGTAAAGAAATACTTTTCAAGTAATAAAACTGCAGCAATTAAAGCAGCATATGGCAATGAAACTGTATACGTCGTTAAACGTGGAGATACATTAAGTACTATTGCTCAAACAACATTAGGAAATCTAGCATTGTATCATAAAATTGAGTCTAGAAATAATTTAGCTAATCCGAATTTAATTTCAGTGGGTCAAAAATTAGTTATTCCTAACTAATTACAATTAATAGTTAATTGACTTAGCAACGCTATATGTTATAATTACATATAGCGTTTTTTATTGACTATATTACAAGGACTTATATGACCGATTATCATGCACATATTACTGTAAAACAAATAGAAACAGTTCCTAAGGGATGGAAACGTACTGATATTGTATTAGAAAATATAACGACCAAACAGCATGATGTGATGCTAACTAAACACTATCGACTCGGAGTAAAAGGAATCAATTCAGTTAACGACATTATGAAAGATATCACCCAACATACTGCTGTATTTGATATTATTAGAATTAAGTTAGAACAAGATAGTGACTTTACTTTGCCTGTAACCCTATATAATTATGTAGAAGTACACGCAAAATGTAACAATGATACTTTTATAAATAATACAAATTGGGTAAGAAGTACAAATCCAAAAAGTATATCATGCGGAGTTTCTCAGTTCTTTTTTACTAAACGCTTTTATAGTGGTAATATAATTGATATTCAACATGCAATATCTAACGAGCTATCTAGTATGTCTGTAGTAGATCTTAAAATAGAACAAGTAATTTACGATTCAAATAGAGATCACGATGCATGGTGGGCATAAGAATTTAATACTAAAGGAATAAACATATGAAAACACTATATATGCTAGTCGGAGTACCTGGTTCAGGAAAAAGCACTTGGCTCGCAACTCGAATGTTCGACTACAACAAGACAGTAATTGCATCAACAGATAACTATATTGAAAAGAAAGCAGAGCAAGAAGGGCAGACATATAATACAATGTTTAAAGATGCTATCAAAGATGCAACTAAGGATATGAATAGCAAAATTGCAACCGCTATTAAAAATGAGTTTGATATTGTGTGGGATCAAACAAATACTAATGCTGCTAGTCGTAAAAAGAAATTAGCTCAAATACCAAACTCGTATAAAAAGATAGCAGTCGTGTTTGCACCTCCGGAAAAAGCAGAACACGAACGCCGACTTGCAAATAGACCGGGGAAGATTATTCCCCGAGATGTAATTTCAAATATGATTGCTGGTTTTCAAACCCCTACAGTTGACGAAGGGTTCGATGAAATTATTTATGCATAGACATATTTAAGATATGTTCTTTTTCATAAAAACCCGTTTAATAATCCAACCGTAAATATCAAGTTCTCCATTTATTGAATATGTGTAACTTGCAGGAAACTTATGATGATTATTGTGGTGTCCGGCCGCTGTTAATAAATTAACAACTTTGCTGTTAGTAGCAGATGCATCCGGATAGACTACAGTTCCGACTGATTTATCATGAGCTGCTATATTAATAATTGTTGTTCCAATATACCACAATGCTGCCCCTGAAACAATAAAATAAAACAAAGTAAATGATGTGATAAACGACACTACCCATAAAATCGACCATATTATATAATAATACGTGTTTTCAAATTGATAATACTTCCAGCTTTTACTACGCATTAGGTCAAAAATTAAATTATTTTTATGATTTGTTGAGATTAATAACAGATATATTTTCCATTTAGGTAAAAATAACGGAGAGTGAGGATCATTAATAGTGTCAGCATATTTGTGATGATTTCGATGAATAATTGCCCACGATAGTATCGAACCTTGGCCTGCTAAAAATGCAAATACTCTTAAAATTTTTTCTTTAAAGTTGGTAGTTTTGAAACTTTTATGCGAAAAGTATCGATGCATTCCGATCTCGCTAAATGCTCCGAAAATATACATACTTAGAATACCGAGTGGTATAAGATACCACTCGTATGCATATACAATGCTAAATAGGAATAATAATTGATTCCCCCAGATTACGTATAAAGTTTGTTTATAAGGTTTCATTTTTTAGTTTATCAAGTTCGGCAACATACTGCATAGTATTATAGATAGTTTTAGTTCCTATAGGAGAAAACTGAGAGTACAGCTCTTTTCCAATAGATCCAATTCCGGAAAATTTTCCGGAATTCGCACGGTCTATTATGTCATATATTGCTTTATTATGCGAATTACATGTAATCCATAATTTATTATAGTGACTTGTTTCTTTGAATATAATAGGCAGAGTTATATTTTTAGACACATAATAGTGTCTTCGATATATAGGTGGAATATATGTTCGAGTCATTATAAGTGCTATACTACTACACTCATTGTATTCGTTCCACCCTGAACTTCCTAAATATTGACTATCTTCTTCTAATACAAAATAATTACCTATTTTATATCTACCCTCATTTAAAATATAAAACAAATTTCCCGGTGTATTGCTAAAGTCTGGATGATAATTTGATATTATATTAGGGTCTACTATTTTACTTAGATTACTTTTAAGTAAAGATATAACATAGTTATTAGATAAGTCTTGAATAGCATGTATTTGCATAATTGTATTTATGTTTCAAAAGTCTCTAACAAAGGAATAAATAGTGTAATAAACCATATTCAGGAGTTAATAATGCCTTTGCAAATAAGAAGAGGAACAACCACAGACAGACTAACTATTACCCCAGTAATAGGAGAACTAATTTACGATACTACTGCCAATTCGTTATATATTGGTAACGGTGAAACTATCGGAGGCGTTGGTCTAACTGCTGCTATAAATAGTGATTTAAATTTAGGTAGTTTTAGTGTAATATCGAGCTCAAATGGGGATATTAGATTAAGTCCCAATGGTACCGGAAAAGTAGTAATTTCGAAAGATATCAGCATAGCTGGAAATATTTCTAAGACGGGACTTTTAAATATTACTGCATCCGGGGCCGTAATTGTCGGAGATGCTACTAATAATATACCTGGAAACTTACTAATTACTAGAAATGTTTATTCTACTAACTACGGTGCCGGATTAACATTTAGTCAACATCACGAAACTGCTGATGCAGTGCCTATTACATTTTATAGAACACGGGGAACTAGTACTACTCCAACAGCAACAGTTAGCGGTGATTCATTAGGTGAACTAATATTTTACGGCCACGACGGATCAACAATTGCAGGCGGTGCTACTATTACTGCTCAAGCTAACGGAAATGTAGTATCGGGACATGTACCTACTAGATTGTTATTTGCTACTGATAATGGTACATCTTTTACATACAGAGCCGAACTGTCAGCAAATGGGGAGTTATTTGTTAATAGATTATCCGGATTTAGTGAAAGACTGTCAATTCGAGGTGAATTAGATGGAGATGTTACTGGATCGGTATTTTCAGATAACTCAACAAGGATTATCGACGGTACTAGCGGATCAATTACTGCTCCTAGCGTAACTGCTAGTTCGTATATTAAGTTTGCAGTATATGCTAATCCCTCAGCAAGGAATGCCGCATTACCTACTGGCGTAGTAGAGGCAGGGATGGTAGTATTTTTAACCGACAGTACTGGATCAGGCGGCAGTCCTAAATTACAAGTAAATACTAACAGTACAACATCTGGATGGGTTGACTTGTAAATGATTGAAGTGGTCGTGAGCGGAATAGGCAGACCTCCCGAGTTCGGGGATAAGCAAGTCGTAGACACGTCTTTTGTAGGTTCGACTCCTACCGACCATACCAATTTATTTAGAAACACACATTACAAGGTGTATTCTTTTTTCTAAACTGCCATTAATAAATGTGTGCTGCTGAGTAGTATCAGTTAAGTACGAATATCCCGGAATCATATGATGGCATTCTGATTGGTGGGGCCATATCATCCATGCTTGAGTATTTGTTATAATTGGAATATGAATTCTTTTTGTCATATCTGCATGCACTGAATAACATGCCCTGCTTTGCATTATCATAATTCGTGTTCTGAATGCATTATGTTTTTCTATTATACTCGACAATACAGAATTTTTTAATGTTGGGTTAATGTACTTATATGCAGTTTCATCTTGAACACATAACTCGGATGTCCTTCCTATACCAGTATACCAATTGTCCACAACTGGATCTAATGTTTGACACATTATTTGATTTTCGTTTTCACCTACAGTTTCTATTATTTTATTAACTTCGGTTACTAATTCGTTAAAATTTTCAAGTTTATAAAGAGTCTGGATAAGCATACAGGTATTTATGCTTGTATTCTTTTTACTTTTAATGTATACTACATAATACACTAAATTACAGTGCGGATACACAATAATGAACTTACATCAAGACGCATTTTCTAGCGGGCAAGTACTAAGTAAAATTTGGCTAGCTGAAGAATTAGAAAATGTTATAAAAAATTACAAATATAATTATCCCCTCAAAATAGTATGTTTTGGTGGCTGGTACGGTATTTTACATTTTATTCTTAAAACTCGCAATAATATTGATATATCATTATATCGAAGCATTGACATAGATAAAGAATTAGAAGTATTAGCAGATGCAGTTAATAACTTATGGGTATGGCAAGAGTGGCAATTTAAAGCGATTGTTGCCGATGCAAACACATTCGAGTACACTGTGAATGACTTTAATACTGTTATAAATACCAGTGTTGAACATATTGTTTCAAAAAAATGGTTTGATAATATACCCGACGGAACGTTAGTAGTGTTGCAAAGTAATAATATGGCACACTCTGATCATTGTCATAATCATACTTCAGCTGATCACTTGTCTAGCGAGTTTGCACTTACTACTATTCTTTTTTCTGGTGAGAAGTTATTTTCGTATCCGACATGGAATTTTACCAGATATATGATAATAGGAATTAAATAATGTCTAATAACTCTATAACATCAATAACGCAGATATCTTCTAACCCGTATATTTTGTCGACTAAGTTTGGAACTATCGCAACATCGACATTTAACAATAATGACAGTTACACTATCAACTATAATACTTTTAAAGACATAGAAGACCGATTAGCTGCATTAGAAACGGCTAAAGCACTTCGAGATCTTGAAGATCGATGGAGTGAATTAAAGGATTTAGGAACCCAATATCGAATCCTAGCTGCTGAATTAACGAAAAAAGAGGAAATGTGGAAACTATTACAAACCAACAAATAACAGCAATATTTGCTGTAGACGAGACAGGAGGAATGGGATTAGATGGAAAATTACCATGGCCCCGTAATGTCGACGACATGAAATGGTTTAAACATTTAACTACTAATCAAATCGTAGTAATGGGTAAATCTACATGGGATAGTGTTGATATGCCAACTCCGTTACCAAACAGAAAAAATGTAGTTATTACTAATAGTCCATTGAATATTAGCGGAGTAGATGAAATTTCGGGTAATGTTAGTGACGCATTACATAAATTAAAAGCGCAAAACGCTGTACAACGCATTTTTGTTATAGGGGGTGCTAATGTATTGCTACAAGCAAAATCTGCGCTACAATGCGTTTATATTACTAAAATACCAGGTGATTACAAGTGCAATACAACACTTAATTTAGCAGAATTTTTAACAGGATTCGAATTGTCAGCAGTATACGATTTTAAAACATGTAAGGTAGAGAAATATGAAACAATACAAACAAGCACTTGAATTTATTTTAGAGCACGGTAAAAATAAAACTGACAGGACCGGAGTTGGAACAAACAGCGTATTTGGATATCAAATGAGGTTTGATTTGCAAGCTGGCTTTCCAGCAACAACTACAAAGCGATTAGCATGGAAATCTGTAGTATCAGAATTATTATGGTTTCTTGAAGGTAGCGGTGATGAGAGACGACTTGCTGAAATTCTGCACGGTACTCGAGATTCTACGAAAGAAACAATATGGACTGCAAATGCAAATGCAGATTATTGGAAACCGTTTGCAAAGTTCGAAGGTGACTTAGGTAATGTATACGGAAAGCAATGGCGTAATTTTGGGGGAGTTGATCAAATTTCTGAATTACTGCACAGCCTTAAAACTAACCCAGATAGCCGCCGTCACATTTTGTCTGCGTGGAATCCTCCAGAATTATCACAAATGGCATTACCGCCTTGTCATGTAATGAGCCAATTTGATGTTACTGATGGAAAATTAAGCTGTCAGCTAACGCAACGAAGTTGTGATATGTTCTTAGGAGTACCGTTTAATATTGCTAGTTATAGTTTACTAACTCATATTCTTGCTAAAGAGTGCAATTTAGAAGTAGGTGAGTTTATTTGGTCTGGCGGAGATTGCCATATTTATAACAATCATTTTGATCAAGTTCGCGAACAGTTAACTAGGACAGAAAAAGAGTTACCTACGTTAGTTATTTCTCAAGATAAATCATTAGGTAACTACGAATTATCAGACTTTCAATTGGCTAATTATAATCCTGATGCAGCAATTAAAGCACCAATGGCAGTATAAATACCTACACATCTGTACACTAATATTTAAAAGGCATAGCATGGACGACTGTACAAAACAATTTTTTGATCAGCATAATATATTAGTTCTTGATACTAATACTCGAACAGTTCGATATACACAAGGTTTTATGTTTGACGACATGTCTAAAATTTCCGATTTAAAGTGTGTTAATATTCCTACTGAAAGACTGTATACTGTTCAGATACCCGAACACAATTTAAATTCTTTAATAGAATTAGAGAGAATAGTACTTAATGGTAGATCTATTGGTCAACACTATAATATAATGTTAAATGTATTGCATGACGAATTTGCCGAACGTAATTTACGTAAAACAAATGAAGCACTCGCAACAGCGTATAATAACTATAATACACTGTTGCACTTAGCAGGTTTTGAAAAACGTGCTAGATAACTTATAAATTTTGACATTTGCTTTAACATAACTAAAGGATATATATGAAATCATATTGGTCTACTTCTGCATTTGCAGACAAAGTAAGAGGAACAAAGAAGCTTGCATCGGGTACTGCAGCCGAATGGAGACAATGGGAACAATCGGCAAAAACAGCACACCCAATTCGATACTGGATTGCCGAAGAGTTTCTAGATTATATAAATGATGTGTGGACGTATATTCCTTCAAAGGTAAATGATATTAGCTACTATATCAATAATCGATGGGTTTCTCGAACAAATAGTTTGACTGCTAGCAAACAAGATATTAAACCCGGTGAATGGCGAGACGTAGGCGATAGAATATTATATTGCTTGTTTAATGAGCTGCAAGATTTTGTCGAAATCGAAGTAGCATGGAATCATATTGCATTTTCAGATCCCGATACAGCTAAGGTATATAATATTCCAAAAAATAAAACATCGAGATTTTCTAAGAGATCATTTCGATGTCCGCAAGCCGGAATAGATAGTTTAAAATGGCAATCTACAATAATTCAATCTGCAGAAGAAGGGTACTCTGGTAACGAAATAGGAAAATTATCGAGACAAGCAATTAACGCAGTAGAAATTCTTGAATTGTATAGTTGGTGGACAACTACTTATCGGAGTAGGCCTACTCCGGAAGATGCGAGTGGGTGGAGTACTGTTCACCGATTAGTTGATGATAATTTTGAGTCAGTTATGGATTCTCTAGAGAATCTAGATAAATACCCAGATCTCAGAAAGAAATCTGATGACTGTTTAGCTAGTATGAGAACTATCGAAGCAAAGTATATGCAGGAGGAGACTGATATGTTAATCCGATTAATAAAAATACGAGACTCGCTGTGGACGTAATGTCTTTCAGCAAATGTAGAAGAGATAGACAAGTCGAGTTGGCTAATGAGTTAGCCAACGCATTACGTGAGCACGGGTTACCAACAGACGACATTTACAAAGGACAGACAATGGATTCTAATAACTTAGAGTTTGTGTTAAGAACAACATTATGGATTTTAGATAAAGTTCGAACTAGCGATATGTATGCTCAACATTTGTATGCAGCATTGTGCAATAATTCTTTTCAAAAATTAGATGTTGTGTCGATTCTTAAAAATGAGTCATGGAGATGTTCTTGGCGACAAGCAGGCGGAATTATTGCAGATATGAAAACAGAGGGAGACTATATAGATTGGTACTGTTCCGGAATTAACAGTGATCTATTCACTTATAGTACATTATCTGAAGGTACAGTTAGTGACGAAGTTAGGCAAGATTTAAGGGATTTAGGCTGGGTCGTCATCTTAGATAAACCTGCATGATTATAGTTATCGGTAATGGGGAAAGTCGAGCTAGCATTGATATTAATAACTTCGCAAAGAACAAAATTACAGTCGGATGTAATGCAATTTACAGAGACTTGCAAGTTGGTCATTTAATTTGCTGCGATCAGCCTATAATGCGAGAAGCATTGGATGCTATTCCTTCCACTACACTAATGTATGTAAGATCTCAATGGTTTTACACTTTTAAAAAATTACTGAAATATAAAAATATTAGACAATTGCCCGATATTCCTAATCCGAGCAATAGCAGACACGATCACTCTGATCATTGGGGTAGCGGAGCATATGCTTTGCTAGTAGCGTCTTCTCTATCCGATTCTCACATTTTATTAATAGGGTTTGATCTCTATAGTAAAGGAGAACTGGTAAACAACATTTATAAAGATACTGAAAACTATTCGAGTAGCAATACTAGAGCAGTTGATCCTAGCTATTGGATTTATCACATAAGTAAAGTATTCAAAAGTTTTCCATTGAAGCAATTTATCGTAGTAAACACTGATTACTGGATAATGCCCGAATTATGGAAATTACCCAATGTTACATTCTTATCATTAAATAAAATTCAAGAGTATTTACAAACAATGTAAATATACTGTATAATACACTTACGAGGCATACTTTGCCTCTATCTCATTAACACTCCCAAGGAAAATAAATGACAAATGGATTCAAGATTCTTTCTGATGCATCGCATATCAGAAAACGATTTTCGATGTACGGCGGTAGTCAGGTAGTTCAAGAAGAAACTATTTTTGCAGATGCAAACTTTACTAAAGTACAACTAGTTGGCGGATTACTTAAAGTTATCAATGAAATTATTGATAATTCTGTAGATGAACATGTTCGCACTAATTGCAAACTTGCAGATAAAATTGATGTATCGATTGATCCAGATGGCACAATTACAGTAACAGATAACGGACGAGGAATTCCTGCTGTTCAAATAGAAACCCCCGACGGTAAAGAATACCAGATGGTTGCTGCATTTACCAGAGCACGAGCTGGTTCAAATTTTGACGACACAAATCGTCAATCAATTGGTATGAACGGTGTTGGCTCCATGATCACATTTGTTACTTCTAATCACTTTGAAGCAGTTAGCTCTGATGGTACTAACGAAGTGACATTAATAGGTAAGGATGGAGAAATTCAAAGTGTTACTGTTAAACCAAATACTCGCAAAGGTACTACAGTTAAATTTAAACCTGACTACAGCTTCTTTGGGTTGACAAATATCGATTCGTCCCATATTAAGATGATCGAGGAGCGTGTTAAATCTTTATCGTTAGCATTTAGTACAATTCGATTTAAATTTAATAGAAAATATGTTAATTTAAAATTTACAGAATATTTTGGTATGTGCGATATGTTTCAAACAGAAAAAGCAATGTTTGGAATTACAAAGTCAGATGGCAGTTTTCAAACTCACTCATTAGTAAACGGGTTATCTGTAAAATCCGGCACACATATTGATTTTTTTGTAAACGCAGTAATTGCCGATTTACGAGAAGTGTTAAATCGTCGTAAAAAATTAGATATTACTCCTGCTCGATTAAAACAACATTTGCGAGTACACTGTATTATTAACGGTTTTCCAGCATTAAAATTTGATAGCCAGACCAAAGAACGTGTAACTAATAGTGCTGCCGAGTGTCGTGACGCAATTGGTGAGTTTGATACTTCTAAAATTGTTAAAAAGTTAATGGCTAATCAAGAGTTAATTGACGAGATTACAGCATATACTCGACTCCAAGAAGAGCTTGCTGCAAGTAAAGATCTTAATAAATTAGAAAAGACTAAGAAAATTAAAAGCGACAAATACTTTGCGGCTATTGGTAAAACTCAACGCATATTTGTAGTAGAAGGTGATTCTGCTTCTGGCGGTTTAATTAAATGCCTAGGACGAAAAGGCAATGCATTTTACGCTCTTAAAGGTGTGCCGTTAAATGTATTAGATGTGTCGCATCAAAAGTTTATGGCCAACAAAGAATTAAGCGAGTTATATACGATTATCACCACATATCCAGATGCTGAAATTTGTATTGCTACAGATGCAGATGCAGACGGATCGAGAATTCGCGGACTGACTGCACTGTTTATGTTTAAATACTTTACAGACCATTTAAATAATGGTAAATTAAAAATATTAAAAACTCCAATTGCTATCGGCAAGAAAAATAATGTAGTAAAAGAATGGGCATACACTTTTGCCGACGTTAATAAAATTGACAGCAAACTTGATGTAAGTTATGTTAAAGGTTTAGGGTCGTGGAGTGAAAAAGATTTACGAGATATTATTATTGCAGACGGTATGAATAACATGCTACCTACCGTTGCTATTGCTGATACTGCACTATTCGGACAATGGTTCGGTGGTGACAACATTGACTATCGCAAAGAACAAATTCTTCTATCTGCTCCCTTCGACATAATGAAAGTATAAAAATGACAAAGATTATAACCCCAGTAACTACTCCATTAGCAGCACCTGCTGCTCCAATTACAATGCATCTTGAAGATTTCTTCAAGAATGAATATATCGACTTTTCAGTTTATGACAATGTTCGTAAGCTAGGGAATTTTGTCGATGGTCAAAAAAATGCAATGCGTAAAATCTTACATACTGTATTGCAACAGAATATTGACAAGTTTGTTAAAGTATCTAATCTTGGTCCAAAAGTTCAAGATTATGCTCAATACTTGCACGGTTCTTTAGAAGGCACCGTAGTAAATATGACAGCAAATTATGTAGGGTCTGGTAATAATTTACCATTACTCGAAGGAGATGGTAACTTCGGATCAACATTTATTCCAGAAGCTGCAGCAACTCGATACATTTTTGCCCGAATGAATCCTATTTTAAAACAATTGTTTATCAAGGATGACTATGTTAGCCTTATTAGTCAAAACTTCGAAGGCGTAAAAATTGAACCAAGGTACTACGTACCTACTCTTCCTATTATTGCAATTAACGGCAGTGAAGGAGTTTCTATCGGATTTGCACAAAAAATTCTTCCAAGAAACCCTGCTGAAATATTAAAATGGGTTAAACAACGCACCGAAGGTAAAAAATTAACAGCCAATTTAACTCCGTATTGGGAAGGTATGAAATGCACAGTTACTCAAGGTGATAGCCCATTACAATGGATTATAACTGGTAGTTTTGTTAGAACAACTAAACATAGAATTCGAGTAATTGCATTACCTATTGGTTATACATTAAGTCAATATCTTGCTGTACTTGATAAACTAGTAGATGACAAAGTTATCAAAGATTATTCCGATTTATCAGATAATGATATTTTTGAGTTCGAACTGCATGTCGACAGTGCATTTAGTGCAAGACCGGACGAGTGGATACTTGATAAGCTCAAGCTAGTTAAGAAAATTACAGAAAACTTTACATGTATTGATGAAGACAATAAAATTGTAGTATTTGAATCCCTTAAGCATTTACTTGATTCGTGGTACAATGTGCGTATCCGATTTAACACCTTGCGTAGATCGCACATTTTAAAAACAATGCAAGACGATATGGATTACACCGAAGCACGGTCAGCATTTATTAAAGGTGTAGTTGATAGCAAAATTGAAATTAAAAACACTACAGAAGCTGAAGTTGTTAAACAAGCAGAAGCATATAATTCTATTTTAACAGGTCGAGTTGAGAAGTTTTTAAGTTTGCCTATGCGATCGTTGACTAAAGAAGAAATTGCTAAATTAGATAAACGAGTTGCCGATCTTAAATTAGAAATTGTGGAATATACGAAATTAACGGCTGAGGGAATTTTATCAATTGACCTTAATGCAATTACTGTTTAATATTGACACTGTGTAAAAAGTTATATATAATAAAGAAACATAAGAGGTTATCATGAACAATTATCCAGCAGTAACATACAAATACACAAGTACAAAAGAATATATTGATGCATTTCCGTGTGCATACAGGCAATGGCGTGCAGACTCGCATTGCAATTTGATTCACGGTTATAGTTTTAGTATGAAGTTTTATTTTGGCACAAACGATTTAGATGCACGAAATTGGGCTGCAGATTATGGCGGTCTTAAAGAGCTTAAAAAGATTTTAGAAAGTCAGTTCGATCACACATTGTTAGTTGCAGAGAATGACCCAGAGTTGGAATTTTATAAAGAAATGGAGCGACGCAATTTAGCAAAGTTAACAATTTTACCATTATTAGGTTGTGAAGGTTTAGCTGACATGCTTTATAGATACGTTAATGGTGTTTATATACCAGAAATGTGGGGTGAGGGCGAAGCTAATCGATTATGGTGCTATCGTGTTGAAGTTCGCGAAACTCAAAGTAATATGGCATTTAGAGAAGGCCACAGAGAGTGGAATGAAGATTTACTAGCATAAATTAACATTGGTAAATAAGATACGCACTTACTGCAATAGTTAATGCAATTCGAAGCTGCCTTGCGCAGCTTCTCTGATATTTAAATGAAGGTTTATATGGGCGACCCGTCTATAAGTAAAGAAGAAAAACGAAGATTAAAAGCATTAAAACGACAACAATCTGGAGTTGAACCGGTAATTTCTCTCGATCCTGTATTGCCAATTTCTGATGCAATAACTCCAAATAAAGTAACAGTTATATGTGTTCGATTTGGAAACAAATATGGTAGGGAATATGTAGAACGACTTAGGAGCATGGTGCAGAAACACTTAACAATCGAGCACGAGTTTGTCTGTTTAACTGATGATCAACACCCTATATCCGGAGTTAGGAGTATCGTACAAGCTAATGCAAATTACACAAAGCCATGGTGGCATAAAGTACATATGTTTGACGAAAATTTAGATATATCCGGTAGAATAATATACTTTGATTTAGACATTGTTATTCATCGAAATATTAATAAACTAATAACAAACATAGGAAACACATTTATTGGAATTCGAGATTTTAATAGAAAATTTCATCCTACATGGAAATATCTTAACAGTTCGGTGATGTCTTGGGAACACGGTACTCAAAATTTTATATATACAGATTTTATGAAAGACCGCATGTCGGCAATGAAGCTTCAAGGCGATCAAGACTGGATTTGGAAAGTTGCAAATAGTAAAATTGTATTTTGGCCAGACTCTTGGATTCAAAGTTATAAATGGGAAATCCGTAGTCGAGATGAATTAATAATGCGGACTGGAGTTCGAGGGTTTAAGACTGTGTCGTTAGCTGAACCATCTGCTGACTGCTGTATTGCAGTGTTTCATGGCGACCCTAAACCGCAAGATGTCATGGACAAATTTGTTATTGACAACTGGCGGTAACAGTAGTATAATTAACACTTAACTTAAGGAATTTTATGACATCTTCTACTACTAATAATGATACTAACAAATGGCTTGTTACAACTGAACAAGACCCAAAAACAGGCGAGTTATTTTTGACATTTCCGCCTGAACTACTAAATCAAGCAGGTTGGGATTTCGGTGATACTATTGTTTGGGAAGATCAACATAACGGTTCCTTTGTTCTAAAAAAGAAAAGTACTCCTGGTACTAACACGTAATTAATTGTAATCACATACACACAGAAAGTAATAAAATGGCTATTAAAAAAATCGGATTCGCATGTAAGTTATCACAATTAGATGCGAAGCAACAAGTTGTTTCAGTAGAAGATTGTAATTTTAAAAGTACAACAGTTGCATGGTTAAATAGACAACACAAAACTGTTGCTGTTGATAAGTTATGGGAACTTATGAAACACAACATATATGCTGCAAAAAGGTTAGTTAAACATGTTGGCAATCTTGAAGAAAATCTTAGAATGGTACGATTGGGCAGCGATTGCTTGCCTGTATACACTCACGCTGATTGGAGTTGGTTTTGGCAGTCTCCAGATGTCCGAGCCTATTGCGAAAAAGAATTTGCAACAGTGGGCAATTTGGCCCGCGAGAATAGTGTTCGCCTTAGCATGCATCCCGGCCAGTTTTGCTGTATTGTCTCTGATAGCGAGGATGTAGTTGCTCGTTCGATCGAAGAGTTAGAGTATCATACTGATATGATTCGATGGATGGGTTTTGGTAAATCTAAACTTGATTTTAAACTTAATATCCATCTTAGCGGTAAACAAGGTATTGACGGATTCGATAGTGCCTGGAATCAAATGAGCCCAGAATTAAGAAACTGTCTTACTTTAGAAAATGACGAGTATCAGAAAGGATTAGACGATTTGTTGCAGCTTAAAGACAAAGTTGGAGTTGTACTTGATATTCATCATCATTTAATTAAAGAAGATGAATATATTCAGACAAATGACCCTAGAATCGAACAAGTACAAGAAAGTTGGCAAGGTGTTCGTCCTACCATTCATTACAGTCAATCAAGAGATGAATACATTGGTAAGTTTGCGAATTCTATTCCAACTATGCAAGAAATGCTAACAGAAGCTAAAAAAAGTAAACTTAGAGCACACAGCGAATTTTATACTAACAAAAAAATTAACGAATGGGCACTAACTCACTTAGAGTGGGCCGATATCATGGCAGAAAGCAAAGCTAAAAATTTAGCATCGGTTGAATTACTTAATCAATGGAAATCAATTAAGTAACTGTATATAACAATCAAGAAAAAAGCCCCGTTGGGGCTTTTTTCGTATTAACTACGTTATTACTTTAATTTACGAACTTTTGGTTTACTAGCATCTTTTGCTTTTTTGCTAGCAGCTACTAAACTTTCAGATTTAGTCGATTTTGCTGGTTGTTTACTTACTGCTTTAGCTAATGGCTTCTTAGCCGATGCACGGACTGCAGCTGGCTTCTTAACTGCTGTCTTTTGAACAACTGGCTTCTTAACTGCTGTCTTTTGAACAACTGGTTTTACCTCTTCTACAACTGGCGCTACTGGTGCTACTTCTACTGGCGCTACTGGTGCTACTTCTACTGGCTTAACTTCATCTACAACTGGTGCTGCAGTAGTAAGCGCATGAAATTGCAACGTTGGATCATCAAACGATACCTCAGAATTTTTTTCATCTCGCTTCTTAGCAACATACCAAAATACTAAAAATACAATTACTAAAATAATAAATGCAATAATAATTTCCATAAAGAAATCCTCCTGTACACTATTTACACTAAATAATCAGCCGGTTAGTAAAATGTGAACGCTGGTCACAATAGGAGATTACTATGTTAGATATTCTTTTTTGGTTAGTAGTTGGAGCAGCAATTGGTTGGAATTTCCCACAGCCGCCATGGGCTAAAGTAATTCAAGAAAAAGTGCAGGCATTATTTAAGAAATAATTAAATTTTTGGGTTTCTTTGTCGGGTTTACCATAAGCGTTTGTGTTTGGCTAAATATTAGAATAAACATTTTATCCAAGGTAAGCTATGGCAAGAAACCCAATTGATATTGGTACTATCGGAAACGACGGTACCGGCGATAGTATTCGCGACGCATTTCGTAAAGTAAATGATAATTTTAAAGAATTATATAGTTCACTAGGTCTCGGCGACCGACTAACTTTTACCGGATTAGAAGAAACTCCAGACTCATATACTGGGCAAGAGCATGCAATTGTAACTGTAAATCCGACCGGTAACGGATTATCTTTTAGAAAGTTGCAAGGAGGTCCAGGAGTTGAAATCGATGTTACTAGTAGTAACAGTGCTATTTCAATTAATTCGCTATTTTCAGGTATTGAAGGCGATAGTTCTCCTAACTTAGGAGGCCCTCTTAATGCACAGGGCGGATCTACTAGATGGCCTATTGGAAATCTTCCCGATTTAACTAGTAGCATCGAAGTTGCAGCAATTAAAACTGCAATGAATAATATTCATTCTGCATCAGCTGCAGTCCCTAGCAGATTTGCAGTTAATAAAGGGTATGCGGATACTAAGATAGCATTAAGCGGGATAGATTCAATAGATGTTGGGACAGGAGCACGAGATACTAGTTTTGGCGAAATGACTGGCCCGTTAGTATTATCTAGAGATCCGTTACCAGAAGATGATGCAATATGGGATGGAAAAACCGCTGCCACTAAACGATATGTTGATAACGCGGGATTTGCAAGTACTGCTAATTTGTATGTAGCGAAATCCGGAGCAGACGATAGACCAAATATCGGAAAACTACAACAAGGCCGCGGATTATCTTATGCATATAAAACGCTCGAAGCAGCACTAAAACGAGCAGAAGAGTTAGTACTTGAATCTCCTATTGAAATAGGCCCATACAAGAAAGTATTAACTTATAACGCTGGAGCTGGAACATGTACATTAGAAAAAATTGGTGAAGCTACTAATTCGGGTGCAGGATTAGTAACACAACTATACATGAGTGTTGATACCATATCCGTTAACTCTGGCGGTTCTTTATACTCAATTGGGGATATTGTTACTATAACAGGAGGAACATTTTCTCAAGCAGCATCATTCGAAGTACTATCAGTAAATGTGATTCCAGAGTCAAACGGCAGAGGTTCAATACAAAGTATCCGAATTATTACATCTGGAGTGTACACAGTATTACCAGGAAACACAAATATTTCAACATCTTCTTCCGGAATAGGTACTAATGCAACTGTTAACTTAACATTTAACGTTAATAATGTGCAAGTGACTAACGGTGGTACTAACTACGGGTTAGTTTCCGTTAGAATTACCGGCGGAGGCGGATCGGGAGCATTTGGTAGAGCCGAAGTAGTTAACAATATTGTAGTAAGTATTACAGTTACAAATAGAGGTAGCGGGTTTACTAGTTTACCTACAGTTATAGTAAATTTACCTAGATTTTTTATTCAAACAGATGGATACAGAACTGATTTTACAGGAAATGTACTATCATCAATTCCGTCGGCAATCCGAACTCGTGATATTCGAGAAGGATTATTATTAAGAGGCGAGACATCAGGAGCACTTGCTCAAATCTTAGCACACAGCGGTGAACTGTCAGTTGAGTCGGATACTGTTGGTTGTGAAATTTTTGATGTTGACTTGTTATCTGGGGCATTCGAAGACGGCGAAGTAATTGCATACGGTGATATTACTAAACCGATTCAGATTTCAATCTTTGTAGAATCTGGTATCTACGAGGAAAATTATCCGTTACGAATACCTCAAAATGTTGCCATTATCGGAGACGAGTTTAGAAGAACAATTATTAGACCTCGCCCTGCACAACACGGTGCACCGTTATCTGGAATGAGTAGTAGTCCGTGGGCTTTCCTACATTTTAGAAGAAACTCCGAGTTTGACGGATTAACAGTAACTAATCAATTATTTGGAAATCATTATTTAACTGATTCATCAGTCCCAGTATATCCGCTAATTAATAATAAAGGTTCGTATAGATCAGCTGCGCAACTACTTGAAATTAATCGAGAATTTATCAAGTCACAAGTTATCGGGTGGATTGCAAATCAAGTTACAACCGAAACAAGTCCGTTTACTGCCGAGTTTTCATACAATGCAGAATTATGTCAGCGGGATGTTGGTCTGATCATAGATGCTATTGTTTTTGATTTAAAGTATGGCGGTTATAATAGAACAATTTCTGCAGCATTAAAATATTTTTCTAGTGTAAGTTCCTTACTCGCAATTACATCTCAGTTATTGCAAACTACTGCGGCAATGGAGCGTATCAACACATTAGCACAAAGTGTAATTAGCAATACTAGTGTAACTCCATTATATACCGAATCCGGAGTGATAACTTCAAGCCCTTTAGTTTCACAAATTCTCGAACAAGCATATGTTGCAGAAACTGGGTCCGGTATATTAATAACATCGTTATTCGATGCAATTATTGATATTATTAGTAACACCGGAGCAGCAAATTATCCAAAAGATAATAATCAACTTGATGTATTTTTATGTAATGATGCAACTATTATTCGAGCAATGACCATACAAGGGCATGGCGGATTTATGATGGTCTTAGACCCAGAAGGGCAGATCCGAACTAAATCACCATACGCTCAAGAAGCGGCAGGATTTAGTAAGAGTACTGGCAGAAAAACATTTGCCGGCGGTATGTTTGTTGACGGATTTACTGGAAATCAACAATTTAAGATAGTATCGGCTCCTACTAGTACATTGCTGAATGTATCTGGGTTATTAAGAATTCCGCAAACCCCATGTAGTTTTATTATTGATGACACTATATTTCGAGTCAATTATGTTAGAAATTATGTAAATGGTATTGTGTCACCGACTTATAGCACAGCACAATTAATTTTAGACGAAACTACTCCGTACGCTGGTAACACAGGAACTCAAACTTGTACATTTAGCGGTTCTCCAGGTGTGTTGATAATTTCAACTACATCTGAAAATAATTTGCAGCCCGGTGCAACAGTTCGATTCGCAGGCGGTGTATTACCAACAGGGTTATCTGAAAATACTGATTATTTTGTGCTTTCGTTAGACTTTACAGAATTTGCATTTAAGATAACTACCGAATACGGCAGTACTACTCCTGTATCTATTTCATCTGCAGGTTCAGGGACCCATACTGTTGAACGTATTTTTGAAATATTGATGCCTGGTAATCGTTCTATGTTATCAAACGATTTTACTCAGGTAAACGATCTCGGTTACGGGCTAGTTGTTTCAAACGGTGGACTAACTGAAGCAGTTAGTATGTTTACATACTATTGTCATATTTCTTACTATGCGTTATCAGGAGGTCAAATTCGATCACTTGGTGGTTCTAGTAGTCATGGTAATTACGGGTTGGTCGCCGAAGGCTCTGATCCTTTAGAAGTTCCTACACCAGTTACTTTATACCATAATTTAGCACAATCGTTAACTATTATTTCTGATACATCAGATAGAAAAAATTTAAAAAATGGAGTTGTAGTTTATGCAACATATGACGATTATTTACCGTTAATTGGGTCTGAACTTGAAGTAAATCACGGAAATGTTTTAACTCGCTATCTTATATCAGCAATTGATGCTATAACAGACATTACATATCCTAAATTATGTAAATTAAGCATATCGTCGTCAACAGGTCTTGCAGCCGGTATTCCTCATGGTCAACAAGTTACAATTAGACAAAACAGCTTTGTTGTTTTAACAGGCGACATTGTTGATGTAGCAACTCGTCCTAGTACTGCCCTGAGATTGAACGAAAGTAATGCTGTGTATCGCATATTAAATTTTGACAATTACGACAGTACGTTTGATAAAGATATTTTTACAATTTCTTCGATCTCTGGAAATGTAATAACTACTAGTACACTGCATCGCCAAAAAGTTGGATATCAAGTTAAAATTGTAAAAGCAGATAGCGATACATTGCCGGCAACTATTAACCCAAAAACAAGCATTTTAGATGGTACAGTTTATTATATTGTAGAATCAACTGATTACACGTTTAAGATATCAACTGCTAAAGGCGGAACACCTATAAACTTTTCTGCAGGTCCAAGCTATAGCGGAACACTAACTTCTACTGTTTCCCCGTACGGGTTAGCGTTAACTCAATTACGAGAAAATTACGATCACATCGATATTAATATATATTCGTCTCAGCCGTACATTACTCCGTTGTCGTTAACATCATGTACGGTATCTGCAACTTCACCTGCAATTATATCTGCAGCATCGCATGGGTTTGCTATCGGAAATCAAATTAAATTTAGTGGAACATTGCCAACTGGAATTAGTTCTGGGTATTATTGGATTGCTACTGAAAGCTACGGAAGTGATAGCTTTAAAATATCGAGTACTCCGCCGGTGTACAGTACACAAATTGGTGTTAATGGAACTCTCACAGCAGGGTCTACTACAACCATTACCGGGCTAATTACAACTTCTGGTATTAGTGTTGGATCAAAATTAGTTGCTCCTGCTAATTTAAGTATTGGCAGCATTACAGGATCAGGAACAGTTGCTACAATAACATTTGCTAGCAGTAATATTCAGCGTCCGCCGTATTTACCAGGTCAAACTGTTGCTATTTCAGGATTCACTTCACCGTACGACGGATTTAATAACGGAACAGCAGTGGTATTATCGTGTTCTACTACAACCCTAACTTATGCAAATGCTACAGTGGGAACTACTACGCTTACAGGCACAGTTGCAGTAGTTGTAACCGGGTCACTTGGTACGTCTCCAACAATTGTATCGATTGATAGTGAAACTTCTATTACTATTTCTAGTTCAGGCCCTTCCACTGGAACAGTAGTGTTTGATGTAGAAGGAGCAACAGTAAATGCAAGCTCAACAGGTTCGAGTGTATCGTTTGGTAAAGTAATAGGCGGTAAAGGGTCGACCCAGATTGCAATATCAAATTTATCAAGTATTGATAAGTTACGAATTATAAATACTAAATTAGTACATGCCGGAACTGAATATGTAGTAACAAACTACAACGAAAATCCAAGCAATGCTCCTTATTCTGTAATTACACTTAACAAGCCTATAGTAATAAGTATAGTAAGTTATCCGAATCCAATTGTATTAAAATCAGCAGTACCGGCAGGTACTACAAATTCGGCAGGAACACTTACAATTCGTATTGCGTTAGTTCGTGCAACTAGTCATGATTTTTTAGAAGTCGGTACCGGAGGCTATGCCGATACTAATTACCCAAATGATATTTTTGGACCTGCAGTTAACGATTTTAATACAGTACCTGCATGGGCAACTGATTACGACACTGATGGTGCAAAGGTTTCGAGGGCGCAAGTGCAAGAACGAGATGTCGGTCGAGCATTCTTTGTAACAACTGACCAATACGGAAATTTTTCAGTAGGACCATATTTTAAAGTTGACCAGGGCACCGGAACTGTAACATTTAGTGCATCAATTGCGCTAAGTCAGTTAGATGGTCTCGGTTTTAAACGTGGTGCAACTATTGCAGAATTTTCAATCGATGAAACTATGAGCGATAGTGCAACAGATTCAGTACCAACAGAATCTGCAGTTCGAGGCTATATTGATCGAAGATTAGGGTTTACGCATACTGGTAATACAGTTATTTCATCTAGCTTAATTCCAGTGGGTAACGCCGGCGGAGTTATGGCATTATCTGGGCAGCTCGCTATGAAAGGAGTTATGGACCTTGGAAGCAATCGTATTATCAATGTTGCTACGCCTACGCTAAGTTCCGATGCTGCTAGATTAGATAGTATTAATATCAGTAATTTGAAAGATGTTGACAATACTAATTTGTTTACTTTTACAGAAGTACAAGCTGGTCAACTATTAGCACTAACCGGAGCAAAGAATACAATTGGTAACTTTACTCCTACCGGAGACGTACTATTTGACATTCAGTCGGGTGATAGCACTAGCAATGTTATCAGAACTAGTATCGCAACTGGAGTAATTGTTAATACCGATGTCAATAATGCTGCAGCAATTGTTCAGAGTAAGCTGTTGCTTAATGCAGCAACTGTTCGCGATAATGCAACAGGAATAGCACAAGCAGACCTCGGAGTTATTAGCGTAGATTCGTCTCAATTTACATCAACTAGCGGTTGGGCAACTATTAAAGATAACGGAATATCTTTAAGTAAGCTATTTCAAGTTCCTACAAAAACAGTTGTTGGTAATTCTTCATTAATAACTGGAAACGTCTCTGCTATAGGGTTTTCAACGGTTGTTGCAGATGGTGGAGCTATTAAAAAATCACAGTATACAAACGTAGGATACATCAAACGTATTAATTCTATATCAAATACGGAAGATGGTAATTATGAAATAGTTGCTGATGATTCTGCTAGTACATCAAATACATTAGTAAGACGTGATAGTAATAAAGACTTTGCAGGTAATGCAGTTACAGTTAATACTATTAAACTAGCAACTAGTGCTCCAGCAACATCAATATCATATTTAACGTTAGACTCTCTATCAATAACTTCTCTTAGCGGAGCTACCCAGCTTTACGGTTACGGAGGATCAGGTAGCAGTAGTTTTGTTGGTATTGCAATTGGTAGCGGAAGTGTAGCAGCTGATAAGAAATCATATTACAACAACGAGACACATTTATTCAGGAATCAAGTTGGCGGAACAACATTTGCTACATTAGATGCTACCGGGTTAAATATTGGTGATAGGACACTAACTACTACTAAAATTACTACCGGAAGTTCTACCACCGCTGGTACAATTACTGGACAATGGATCCTGGCAGATACACCGGGCGGCAGTAGTCGCACTAATTCAAGATTGCAATCAACATATGCAGCCGACTTAGCAGAATTTTACGAAGGTGACAAAGAATATGAAGTCGGAACTGTATTGATATTTGGCGGTGATAAAGAAGTTACAATAAGCACAAATTATGCAGATTCTAGAGTAGCTGGAGTTGTTAGTGATAATGCTGCATATTCAATGTACGGAGCATGCCCCGGATTTAAAAATCAAATAGCATTGCAGGGTCGAGTACCGTGTAAAGTTATTGGTATCATTGAAAAAGGTACAATTTTAGTAACTTCGAATATTCCGGGAGTTGCAACCGCAGTTTTAAACAACGCAACCGCTGGAACCATTATTGGTAAAGCTTTAGAAAATTACAATTCACAAGAAGTAGGAATTATAGAAGTTGCAGTAGGAAGAACATAATGACTAAACAAACAATAAACGTAGGAGTATCACCGAATGACCAGTTCGGTGATAGTATTCGGACCGCATTTCAAAAAGTAAATTCAAATTTTACTGAATTGTACACCACCTTCGGAGAAGACTTATCTGCCGATTTAACAGTTCAAAGTAATATTGAATTTAGCGGAACTATTGCACTTAGTGGGACTGCTATTGTTAGTACAACAGTTCCACTAACAAAAAAAGGAGCCAACGGCGATATTGCTGGCATGATCGCCGTTGACTCTAATTATCTGTATGTATGTACAGCAACATGGGTTAATACATCACCAAGTGTTCAGCCAGATATATGGACTAGAACCCAACTATCTGCATGGTAAAACCGGTAAATACACAAAGAGAGAACTTTATGTCTACGAACTCGACAATTATTAAAGATTTAGCGAATACTACGCTAATATGTACTGTACTAACAACATGTAACACTGAACTGATGCAGTCACCTATCACCATTAACTATACTAACGGACGCATATAATGTCTCAACAACAAATAGAACCAAAGCGTGCTCCGTTAGTATGGAGTACTATTCAAACTGAATTTAGTAAAATAAATTCTAATTTTACAGAACTATATTTAAGTCTTAACGGTGACGGTGTTGATTTAAGTAATATAGGTAATTCCCTCATTCCAGATTTAAATTTACGAAATCTAGGAAGTGTGAGCAATAAATGGAATGCCCTTTATCTCGGGGCTGAATCCTTGTGGATTGAAAATTCTAGAGTATCTGCAAACAACGAAGGTGGAATCGATCTACCACTTAAATCAACAATCAACGGAGTATTAATTAGAGATCAATCTGTAGGAAGTTTTAACGAACTACGAGTAAGCGGACAACCATCTATAGTAGCATCGTCTGCAGCTAGTCCTATAAATCTTATAAGTAGTGGAATTTCAATTACTACTAATAACAATAATATCACTTTCACTAATACCGGAGTTACTAATATTGTTGCAGGATCGGGCATATCAGTTAGTGCAGGATCGGGGTCTGTAACTATAACAAATGCATTATATAATAAAGAAGCATATACAAAAGTAGCAGTAAGTGGGCAAACAACATTAACTCCGTCTACTTCTACAAGCACGTTAAATGTTTCTGCAGGTGCAGGAATTACACTTACTACTAATGCTAGTACTAATACCCTTACAATTACCGGAACAGCTACTCAAAATATATATCAACGTTTTGCAGTAAGTGGTCAAACGACATTAACTCCGTCTACTTCTACAAGCACGTTAAATGTTTCTGCAGGTGCAGGAATTACACTTACTACTAATGCTAGTACTAATACCCTTACAATTACCGGAACAGCTACTCAAAATATATATCAACGTTTTGCAGTAAGTGGTCAAACGACATTAACTCCGTCTACTTCTACAAGCACGTTAAATGTTTCTGCAGGTGCAGGAATTACACTTACTACTAATGCTAGTACTAATACCCTTACAATTACCGGAACAGCTACTCAAAATATATATCAACGTTTTGCAGTAAGTGGTCAAACGACATTAACCCCGTCTACTTCTACAAGTACGTTAAATATTACTAGTGGCAACGGTATTGAAATTACAACTAATGCCGGAAATAATACACTGTCGATATCTACCACCACTGCAGAATTATTAGGATTTAATCCTTTCTTCTTAATGGGATTATGATCTACAACTCACCCCTGATAATCAATCGAATAAGAAATTACAGTAAATATATTAAAGAGAGCAATGCATGAATGTACAACAAATTAATATCGGTAACTTAGTTAATGACGGGTTAGGCGACGACTTGCGAACAGCATTTCAAAAAGTAAATGCCAATTTTGCAGAGTTATCTACAGGATTAACAGTTACTGCAAGTAATGCTGCTGGTGTAGCAGGGCACGGAATATTTGCTCAAAAGAATGGTGCTGATTTACAATTTAAAAATTTAATAGCAGGTAATAAAATACAATTGACTAGTTTTTTAGATTCTATTCGAATTGATTTTACTAATATCGATGCATTTACTAAAATAACAACAGATGTTGGTAGTATTAGTGGATCAGCAGCTAGCCAAATTTCGTTGCTAGGCAGCGACAATATTCGAGTATCTACTACAGGATCAATTATTAATATTGATACTACTGTTGATACTAAAAATATAGTATTAGGATATAATTTTGGGGTAATAGGCGAACCGGCAGAAGATGCAATTCAGATGCTGTTATCTATTTCCAATATTGAGTTTGGTACAATAACCGACCCTGGTCCGATATATCTCAATTTTGGTAGTATTTAAGGAACTATTATGACCGTACAATGGATTACTCCTGCTGGTAGCTTAGGGAAAGTTACTGAACGAATTATCTTAGACATTCCGTTACTAGCAACTTCAACTTCTGGAATTATCAGTTTTTCGTTAATTGCAGGCAATTTGCCTCGAGGGATTGCACTCAGCAACGGCTCACTCAAAGGTAGTCCAACCGAGGTTAGAAAATATACTGAAAGCAGATTTGTAATTCGAGCAAGTGACGGCACTGACATTGAAGATCGAACATTTAGTATAGCAGTTGACGGTAGCGATTCGCCAGAATGGATAACTGCTGAAGGATTTCTCAATGTTGGCCAGGGTGAAAATTATTTTGTACTCGATAATGAGTGGGTTGACTTTCAATTATCTGGTACTGATCCTGACTTAATTGCTGGAGATTCTATAACTTATTATTTGGCACCTAATGGCGGCGAATTACCACCGGGTCTTGCATTATCTAAAGATGGTAGAATTTTTGGGTTTACTGACCCAGTATTTGCAGTTGATACTTCATTTGGCGGATACGATACTATTGCATTTGACGATAACTATTTCGATAAAGCCGAAAATAAATCAAACGGTTACGATTCTTACTTATATGACTTACCAGAATTTGATCATAGTGAACCAAGTCAACAACCAAAAAAACTTAGTAGATTTTATACGTTTGTCGTTGTACTAACTGATGGTATAAATGAATCCAGACGATTATTCCGAATATGGGTAGTATCTGACGATTTTTTAAAAGCAGACAACAGTATTCAGCAGGTAGACACTAATTTATTTAGAGCAGATAATACATCAAATAGATTTCCAATTTGGATCACTAACAGTAATTTAGGTACTCATCGTGCAAATAACTATCTAACAATATATTTAGATGTGTATGATCCTCCTAGCTTATCTGGGACAATAGTATACGTGTTATTAAATAAAAATCCCGACAATAGCGATAGTATATTGCCTCCTGGGATGTCGTTAAATACTATAACTGGAGAAATTGCAGGGCGAGTACCGTACCAAGCAAGGGTATCAAAAACATACACATTTACAATGCAGGCACTTGACTATCCTGCATCATTAGCCAATATTAACTATGTTATACAAGGCGATTGGTCTAACAATGTCCCGTATCTAGAAAATCAAGCTGTTAGGTACAACGGACTAGTTTACATCGCTATTAAAAACAATATAAATCAATTACCAACAATAATCGATAGCCTGTACTGGCATAGTACTACTGCATCTGCAGAAAAAACATTTACAATAGAAATCATAGGCGAAATTGATAGTGCAATTAAATGGGTTACTGACTCCGACTTAGGAAATATAATCCCTAATCAGGCAAGTATTAAAACTGTAGAAGCAACTGGATTACTTGGTAGCGGATCAATATCATATCAATTAATTAGTGGTGATTTACCCCCAGGATTATCATTACTTGGAACTGGTGACATTGTTGGAAAAGTTCAACAATTTGCAGACGACAGCGGACCCGGTCTAACTAGATATTACGAAAAATTAGATTCGACAACAGATGAGTCATCATTATCTAGAAATTTTATAGTATCATTTGATAGTAACTTGACAACATTTGATAAGAAATTTGTTTTTAGTATTCTTGCAAGAGATTCGTCTAATTTTGTTGAATTAGCAAAGCAGTTTTCGATTACAGTAATTTCAGATAATACAAAAACTTTTGCTAATTTATATTTTAAAGCATTCCAGAACAAAGAAAAAAGACTAGCATGGTATGATTTTATTACTAATACTGAAATATTTAAACCATCAACAATATACAGGTATGGTGATACGAATTTCGGTATTCAAAGTGAACTTAAAGTATTAATATATGCTGGCATAGAAAGTGTAGAGGCTGTATCTTATGTACAAGCAATGAGTCGAAATCACTATCGAAAACAGTTGCGTTTTGGAGATATAAAATCAGCCGAGGCCAAAGATCCAATAACACAACAAACAGTATACGAAGTTATATATGCAGAAATTGTAGATAATTATCAAGACGGCAATACAAGTATCTCTCAAGTACTCGAGCTGCCCGATAAAATTAATAGCAAAGTATTAACAAGTTACGATAGTATTAAAGTCGATAACAACTCAGTTATAGTGAGTGATAGTGATCATCAACGTATATTTCCAAATTCTATTAAAAATATGAGACGAAATATTCGTAATGTCGGCGAAAGAGATAGATCATTTTTACCACTATGGATGAAGAGTATTCAGAATCAAGCATTTGTGGAAACTGGTTATTTATCAGCTATGGTTATTTGTTATGTTGCTCCGGGCGAATCGGCAAAGATGATATCACGCATTCAATCGGCCACTAAAAATCCTTCAAGGGGGGCATGGGATCAGAATGCAACATACTTATACGGAGATTCTGTATTATACGAAGGCAGTTTGTATACTTCTAGTAGAAGTAACATAAATAAGAATCCTAGATTAGAATCTAATACTTGGATTAAAAATTTCGATTTTAAATCAATTGACTTTACAGTTGATCGATATCTAATTGATGTACTGGATGGCCAGATAGAGAATAAATATCTTGCATTTCCTCAACGTGGAGAAAAATTACCGTGACTAGTCAAATAAATTATGCAGCAATAAATGAAAACTTTCCTGTAGCAGGGCAAGATAACGATACACAAGTATTTAGAGATAACTTTGATACTATTAAAACTGGATTAAGGTATGCAAATACCGAAATTACTGATTTACAGACTTTTGTAGTTCGAATTGATAAAGACAACAATTTCAACGAACATTATATATCTCGAGCTGTATTTAGAGATAATCGTAATTCTATTTTCGATGGCGGTGCAGTATCTGTACCATTTAATATCGACTACTCATATGGCGATTATCAAATTTATAGATTTGGTGCAAATATCCAATTAGGATTTTTATCATTTCCTGATAACAGCACATCGCCGGCAGGAGTTAGTAAAGTTACATTAGAATTATACGGTGACGGAAATATACGTACAATTACACTAGATCCTAGTAACAATATAACATATAAAAAGAATAACTGGCCGTCACAATCAATTAATACGTTTACGGTCCAATCAACAGTAAATCCTGTAATTATCGAAATATGGAAATATCAAGATTCTACAATTTTTATTAACTATATTGGTGAATTTGCGCAAATCTCTACACCCGGTGCAGGTTCAGTTCAAACAATGTTTAAGTACATAGCAGTAGCAGGGCAAACTACATTAGCTCCAGCAACAGTCGAAAGTACGCTAACATTAACAGCAGGAAACGGCATATCATTAATAACTTCACCAACTACTAATGCAGTAACTGTATCAACAACTGTCGGATCGGGATTAACTTCTCGAGTTACTAGGACAGGAACAACTCCAACTATTGCAAACGGTTCGACAAGTAATATATCAATACCAGGATATACTGGTTATGCATTATACAAAATTGATACATCGGCTGCTGCATGGGTTAGAGTGTACACTAGCATTGCTGGTCGAACATCTGATAGTACAAGATCAGAACTAGATGATCCTACTGCTGGATCTGGATTAATTGCCGAAGTTATAACTACAGGTGCAGAAAGTGTACTATTTAGCCCTGGAACTATTGGATTTAGTTCAGAAAGTGTACCAACTACAAATATTCAAGTAGCAGTTACAAATAAAAGCGGTGGTAGTGCAGCTATTTCAGTAACATTGACTATTTTAAAACTGGAATTATAATATGATTTTGTCTACACCAGTACTTAGAAAATATACAGTTTGCTTATATAATTATAATGATTTAAGCACATTTTACAACGAGTTAGAAACTGAAGGGTGCTCTCCACCGAATTCTACAATTTTAAGGGCAGTAGAGTGCATTGCGCGAAGACCATTGAACAGACAAACTGGGTATTTACTAACCGATGATGAAGCTGATCAACTAAAACATGATTCAAGAGTAAAGTTTGTCGAACTGTATCCGGAAGAAGAAGGAATAACTATTTCACCGGCTATAAAACAGTATAGCAACAGCTGGCATAAAGGTTCAGCTATAGCTTCAGGCAGTCGAAATTGGGGGCTGCTAAGATCTGCTGAAGGTAAATCAAGATTAAATTGGGGTCGATTAAAAAATGAGTCGGCAACCGGAACTATTAATCTACAATACACTGGTAAAAATGTCGATGTTATAATTTGTGATAGCGGTAGTATCCAGTCTGATCACATTGATTTTCAACAATCTGATTCTCAGGTCTCTAGGGTTAAATACTATAATTGGTTCCAGCACAATCCCGAAGTTACCGGCGGTGAAGTTGGTACATATGTAACCCCAACAATTTCTTCGCACTCTATGCATGTAGCCGGTATTGCTACAGGAAAACTAAGCGGTTGGGCCAAAGATGCAAACATATATACAATACCTTCTTCGACGCCGCAGGTGTTCGATTACATTAAGGAATTTCATAAAAATAAACCAATTAACCCAGCGACTGGTAAAAAAAATCCAACGATAGTTAATGCCAGCTGGGGATATACTTCTTTCTCATTAAATAACAGAACAGGGACGCCATATGTACGGGCCATTACATATCGCGGGACTCGACGCCAGCAATTTAATTTAGAGGTAGAGACCCCTACACCTGAGTATCTGCAAAACACATCTGGAGTATGCAATGAGACTTCGTTACTTGCTCAACTAGCAGGATTTGAAAATACCGGAAACAAAATAAGAACTTCTGCTACTCATACATATCCAGCTAGCATTACTTCAACATCAATCAAGTGGAAAGTATCAGCTGCTAATACTGATAACGCTGCATATGCAACTATAAATTATCAAGGTGCACCTAGAGTTCTGACAATTAATTTTACAACACACATTCCAAACGCAGTTATTAAAGCAGTAAATCGCGGATATGGATTTTCTGCAGTATTCGTTGAATTTGAACTAGTTTTAATCGATGCAGTTTCTGGCAACACAATTAACTCAGAAAAAAGTGCTGCAACTCGGGCTACTAACACAGATGTAATAGGACATTCACTAGCATCTACATTTACTATTGCAGACCCCGGAAACTACATTTTAGAATACAGGAATTTATCAAGAAATGCTGCAGGAACTGTTAAGCTTGTATACGCAATAGGATTATTTGAAGCAGACGCAATAGTATCAAATATGGCAGCATCTGTTGAACAAATCCCTAATGTTCTTTTAGGGAGAGCAAATTTAATCGATTGTACTACATCTGACCAGTTTGACGAAGATCAGACAGTTGTTGATTTTTATAAATTTAACAGATCCGACGATGTTGATGAGAGCCCGCTTGCAATTCCATTCGATTCGTATTTATTTAATAAACCATTTCAAACATATTGCATTGGTAGCGATTTTGCGTTAACAAGAAACGGGACTTCGGTATCTATGTCTAATTTTGGGTATACATCTCTGTCAATTCCTAAAATCTTATTAACATCGGGTCGTAGATCGATTACAGGAATATTTGCCGGAGTAGAAGGCGGCCCAGCTCCAAATAGAACATTTCGAATACGAGTAGAAGGGCATTATAAACAAGACGATGCCGATCCAGCCAATCCTACTGTTATTTTTGAATATACATTTTATGAAAATGACCCATATAGAATAGATCTACAGATAGGAAGAAATGACTGTGTTAGGCTTTCAGTAACTAATCCGAGATCATTTACTTTCGAAGAGTGTGCGAGTGCAAATTTTCCGGCAGGGTACGGGGTCCCTCGACGAGTTGCATCAGTTGACGAAGATGTAAAAGAAGCAATAGATGCAGGTGTAATCATAGTAGCAGCGGCTGGCAATACTTATTATAGAGTAGCAAACCCCAATGATCAAGATTGGGATAACACTGTAGAGCTAATATATCCTGCAGGAAGTCCGACTCCTCGATTTCAGTATGTTATTAAGTATTCACGAGGCATGTCCCCCGGCGGACCACATGCTCCGTCAACGGATCCCAACAGTATAGGCCCTATTGTTGTTGGAGCAATTGATAGTATATATTTTGATCGAAAAGCTTCTTACAGTTTTTGCGGACCCGGGATTACTGTGTATGCACCGGGTACATACATTACTAGTGCAGTACCGCGCCCAAGTGGTACACTAACTGGGTCATTCCTAGGAAAGATGTCCGGTACTAGTATGGCAAGTCCTCAAGTAACTGGAGTACTTGCATGTATATTAGAAAAGTATCCAGACATGACGCATAATCAAGCAAGAGAATATATAAAATCAATAGCATCAAAAAATCAAATTGTTGATAATCCCGGCGGATGGGGAAGAGATAATCGATTTTTTACAGATGACTTACAAGGATCAGATAATGCGTATCTTCGATACCCGTTTAAACAACAAACTACTGGTATGATGCATCCTTATAATACAAATAATATGAGACCGGGTAAAGGGGTAACTTACCCTAGACCGCCAACTAAAAAGAAATAATATGAGTAACCCATTAGAGCAAGATCTAAGTCAGTTAAAAGAAACTGACTTAGAGGCAAAGATTCAAGAGTTAACAAAAAAATATAGCATAGTTGCCAGAACTGGCAATCAAGGCCTATTGACACAGGTGCATAGATTCCTTATAATATATAAAACAGAGCTTTCGCAAAGGCACTTAGATCGTACTAGATCAGATTATAACGGAGATATGGATCAATTAATCAATGTGGACTAACACTAACGAATCACTAGTCAATGGGGTACTAAATTACGGACCTTGTATTTTAGAAAATTGTTTAATCGATCTCGATACTGTAAAACAGTATATTGATCGATTAGATACAGAGTATCTTGAGTATCCGCGCCCAGTGAATACTATTGATCCGTCGCAATGGTTTATACCTATCGAGTATCAACAGTTAGACATTGAACAACATTGCTTAACATTATGTAATACTGACGAACAGCGTTCTAGAACGCTTTACGAATTTGAATTGTATAAAAAACACAATATGATACTATTGCTTAAAACAATAAAATATATTGTAGACACATTAAGAGCAAATAATGTTTTATGGGGTGTAGGGCGCGGAAGCAGTGTTGCGAGCTATGTATTATTTTTAATCGGGATACATAAAATAGATAGCATTAAATACAACTTACCAATAGACGAATTCTTTAAAGGAGAGCAAAATGGGTAAAACATACACAAGTATGAGAGGTAGAGAAATTGATATGGAAAAACTTGCATTACAAAACGAGCTAACTCCAGCAGTTGGCAATATTCGAGTCAATGCAAGAGGAGATTTGTTAGGGCCAGGCGGACAAATTGTCAAAACAAAAGAGCAAATCCTCGAAGAGTATTATAAAAACAATCCACGATCAATTCAAGAAGGCTAAAATGTCATTAAACGTAAAACATGTTGTAATTAGACCAATTCGCGATGATGTAATTGTTTCGGATATGGACTTTGGTGAAATTGTAACTAAGGCCGGTATTGTTATTAAATCTGACGACGGCAAGGCCCATGGGATCAAGCCTAGATGGGGCAAAGTTTATAAAGTTGGACCGGATCAAAAAGATGTTGTTCCGGGACAATGGGTACTAGTTGAACACGGGCGATGGTCTCGCAAAGTAAAAATTAACGAAGGCAACGGTGAAGTCGAAATTCAAAAAGTAGACATAAAATGTATGTTAGCAGTTGCTGATGAAAAACCAGCAGATGCATATATTGGCACTGAATACGGACACGGTTCTACAGCAACTATCCGGCCCGAAGATTTTATGTAAATTCCTCACCCGAAATTTAATTATTTCGGGTTTCTTTTAATCTAACTTAAATTAATAATCCAATGCGTATAGGTATAATTGGCATGGGCACAGTCGGCAAAGCAGTGTTCCATGCAAATTCTCAGTGTGACATAATTATTCGTGACCCTGCATTAGCCAATAGTGCACCACTATCTCAGTTCTCAACATGTGACGGGATTTACGTGTGTGTTCCTAGTCCGCCCGATAACTCTGGTAAATGTGATACATTAATCCTCGAAAAGACTCTAAGGGATCTAAAGCTTGTAATTTTAAATAATCCTATTCCTATTATTTGTAAAACAACTGCACCTCCGTCGGCTTACGAATCATTACATTTAAAATATCCAAGTATTGTACATTATCCCGAATTTCTTACAGCGGCAAACAGTAATTCTGATTATGCTAATAGTACTCGATCAATTTTAGGCGGCGATGCTGTATGGTGTAATAGAGCTAGATATGTTATTTCGCACACTCGCGATCCTAAACACGAATTCATCACTACAAACATAAAAACAGCGGCACTCTACAAATACATGATGAATTCATATCTTGCTACAAAAGTAACTTTTATGAATGACTTTAAGTTATTAGCTGATACGCTAAATGTAAATTGGGACGAATTAACAGCGTGTGCAACGACTGATGATAGAATCGGTAACACACATTTGCAGGTTCCCGGACCAGACGGCAAATATGGTTGGGAAGGGGCTTGCTTTCCCAAGGATATATCTGCTATAATACAAGAAGCTATACAATTAAATGCAAATTTACAATTGCTAAATTCTATAGTACACATTAATCAATATCATAGGACATTAACATGACTCACGTCTTTAGAGATCAAGAAAAATTTATGCGATCATGCGATCAAACAGTCGGCGAAATCAATGCAGGCCAATATAGTTTGTATAAAACACTAATTGCCGAAGAGGTTAAAGAGCTAAATGAAGCCACTAGCCAAGTTGATGAGCTTGATGCATTAATTGACATATTAGTTGTTACTATTGGTGCAATTCATAGTATGGGAGCAGACGGCGAAGGTGCATGGAAAGAAGTAATGAAAACCAACTTTGCAAAGATTGATAAAGATACTGGAAAAGTTAGAAAGCGCGAAGACGGTAAAGTACTTAAGCCAATTGGCTGGGAACCACCTGAATTATCACAATTTTTACTTAAATAAGTCAACTTATGAAACTAATTTGCGACGAACACAATCAAGTTTATGTATGGGTAGATGATAATAATGATACAGTTATACTAAGCCCGCACTTTGATTACGAAGAAGATGCATTACAATGGAAGTATCGCAATAATCAATTAAAGGAAAACATTAATGCAACCTAAAGATACAAGTAAAGGCCACTTTTACATCAGTCTTGTAAAAAGCTTTGTTCGAATTGCAGCAGGTGTTGCATGTTTTAAATATAATTTACCTGTGCTCGGTGTATTATTAATTGTAGCCGAATTGTTAGGCGTTGCCGAAGAGTTCGTATAAAATATGCGCAATCTCGAATTAATCGATGCAGTTGTAGCGTTGCATGAAATAGCAAAGCTAGTAGATGCAGAAACTGGAAATACTACGCTAAGCAACACTATTCGAGATTGTGCAAACACATTACACAATCTATCAATTGAAGATAGAAAAAATTCAGAATTAGTTAACAAAATCATTAATAAGGCAAAAGAATGAAAACTTTGTGGGTAGAACAATATAGACCAAAAACTGTAGATGGGTATGTATTCCGAGACGAGAAACAACGAGCACAAATCAATACATGGATCAGAGAAAAGTCTATTCCGCATTTACTACTAAGTGGTAGTGCTGGTATTGGTAAAACAACACTAGCAAAGATGCTAATCCACGAAATTGGCATTGAAGATTACGATGTATTAGAAATCAATGCAAGTAGAACGAACTCAGTTGATGATGTACGAGACAAAGTGACTAATTTTGTTAGTATGATTCCGTTTGGCCCGTTTAAAGTTGTACTACTTGACGAAGCAGATTACTTAAGCCCAAATGCACAAGCGGCGTTACGTGGAGTTATGGAAGAATATCATTCTACTGCTAGATTTATTTTAACTTGCAATTACCCTAATCGAATTATTCCAGCTATTCATAGTCGATGCCAAGGATTTCATGTCGAACGAACTGATCAATCAGAATTTACTGCTCGTGTTGCAACTATTTTAATTGAAGAAAATGTAGAATTTGATCTCGATACGTTAGATTTGTATGTTAAAGTAGCATATCCTGATTTAAGAAAATGTATTAATTTAGTTCAACAAAATGTACAGAACAATAAACTAGCAGCACCTAGTGCCGGCGACGAAGGCGAGCAAGAATGGAAGTTTGAGATGGTACAGCTATTTAAAGCTGGTAAAATTAGTGAAGCAAGAAAATTGCTGTGTGGAAGAATTCGTGCAGAAGAAATGGAAGAGGTATATCGCTGGTTGTATGATAACATTGCTATCTTTGGCGATGATGCTAATCAAGATAAAGCTATTCTTATCATCAAGCAAGGTCTTGTTGATCACACCATTTGTGCAGACTCTGAGATCAATTTAGCCGCAGTGTTAATCAAGTTATCAAGACTATAAGGAAATATTATGTCCGCAAGATATATGTTAGTAACATATTTTAAAAATCCCAAAGGTAAATGGGATGAAATTACGCAATTTAAAAATAATTTAAAACTCAAGCACATGCAGACTGCAAAGGTTATATTAGATTTTAAACAAAAACGATGTGTAGTCAATACCATCAATCCCGAAGCCGGGTTTGATGATATGCTTGAATTTTATAAAAGGGTTCTTGGAGATCGATTAACTCCGCATTTACCTCAAGACTCTTTGTAAATTGCTAAAATCTCCTTAACAGCTTCGTGACGCTCGATATCGCCGATACCAAATTGACATACATCAACATATTGGCGATTTTTAAAATCTTTATATAGGGTTAAGAACTCAAGTAACCCATTTTCTGTAGGGCGATCTGCTTGCTGCAAGTCGCCTGTAACAACCATCTTACTTCCTACGCCCAGGCGAGTTAAAAGCATTTTCATTTGACTAGGTGTAGTATTTTGCATCTCGTCAGCAATAATAACTGCATTCTTGAAAGTTCGGCCGCGCATATATGCGAGTGGGCTAGTTTCAATTATACCTTCGTAAACCATAGTTTCGATTTCTGCTGCAGAATAGTTCTCTGCAAATACATCAAAAATAGGCCGAGTCCACGGTGCCATTTTTTCATTTAAGTCGCCCGGCAAAAATCCATGCTCTTCATCTACTGACACTGCTGGTCTAGTTACTATAATCTTTGTAGCTTCTCCGAATTTTAATTGATCAATTGCCCATTGCACTGCTAGCATAGTTTTACCCGTGCCTGCAGGCCCAGTTGCAAAAATAATCATTTTTGTGGGGTCGTTTAATTTTAAAAGATAGTTTTCCTGGTTTAAATTTTTAGGATAGATTTGAACACGTGGACGCTTTGTAAATTTGCGTTCTGCGGATTTGGCAACTTGAGACTCTTGTTGGTGAGACTTAGTTGATCTAGTTACTGCTGGTCGTTTACTCTTCATATAAGGTTAGCACTCCTTTTGATGTGTTAGGCACGGACCGTTAAATCAATGTGTCCGTGTTCGAACACAAACTTATTTAACCTCAAATGCAAAAAGGTACAGTATATGTTTGGCTTTTGACTGATAAATACAATTGAGGACAATTATGGCTGATTTAAAAGACATTATCAAAAATATAGAAACCGTATACGGTTCTAACAACAGTTTAAACATCTTAAAAGATTTTGAACGAGTTATCGACGAATTAGATGTGTATGTGTACGACAATTGGATTGATGGAGAGCTTGTTAGCGGTCCAATCGAGAGTCGATACTGGGTACAATGTACGTTTATGTGGCCAAAAGCCAACATGCCCGAACCGTTAGGAGGAGAACGACTAACTGACTACGGTTGTAAAGTACAGTATGCCGAATCTCAATTATCTAAAATTCGAAAGATTAACTCACCCGACGACATTCGTCCCGGAACAAGAAAGGGTAAAATTGACTATGAAGATGTATGGAAAGTTAAGATTACTATGCCTAAAAAACTAATGAGTGATGTTAATCGCGGTTATAGAAATTTAGACAAAAATAAATTAGACGATATACTACTACAAAATAGTGCTGTAAATTCGACAAATGACGGCATGGATGAACAAGTTACAGGGGGCAATAATGGATTATCCGAAATCTAATTATTTATTTGAAGGACTTCGAGCATTCGATTTAGAAAATTTAGTAGCTCCAATATTTGAAGTAGATACGTATCGAAGTAAAATGGGGGAAGATCAGGATGTATGTGTATTAACATTTAAAGTAACTGATCGTGGCCCTGCAAGAGACTTAATGGAGTTTGTAGAAAAAGGGTACGACTTCGTTTTAGACTCGGATGTAAGCGCGGGGGAAAACAATAACGGAGAATATTTTGTATTTGTTGAAATCGAAAGAACTCCTAAGTTAGCTGGGCAAATCAAAGACATTGCTTACGGAGTTAAACGATTAACCGGTATTGACGATTGGAATTTTAGATATTATAAAAGTTCTGATAACCATGAACTTACACAGGAGTCCCTTACTAAAATTATCCCAAAAGACTCAGCTGGGTACAAAGAAATGCTAAACAAAGTAAGAACTGAAGATGTAAAGCATTTTTTCAATAAAACACTAATGGACGATCTTAAGATTGACGGTGATACTATTACTATTTACAAGCCGTATAATCAAACAATTAAACTAAAAATGGTTAAAGAAGGTGCACCGGAAAGTATTTTAGAGGATAGCACCGAATCTCTATCACTGGATAATCTTGCGATGGGCGAAATATTTTGGTTAACTAAAGTAGTTGGAGATTATAATATCAATAAAATTGGAGATAGTTTCGTCTTTGAAAATGGTGGGAAAGCTATGTTACTGCAGAGGCTAGATCGATGAGCTTCGATTTTACTTTTGAAAAACGCCATTTAAGAGCAATGATTGGTAACAATCCTTATCTAGATTATTGGCATAATACAATTTGCAAAATATTGCCCGAATACGAGATTAATACCAAATATCGTGTTGCTGGGTTTATTGCACAGTGCTCGCATGAAAGTACAAATTTTACCGCTCTTCGTGAAAATTTAAACTATCGAGCAGTTAGCTTAAGAAATACATTTGGAAAATACTTCACTTCTGATGAAATGGCTAAACAATTTGCAAATAAACCAGAAAAAATTGCAAACAAAGTATACGCAGATAGAATGGGCAACGGTGACGAAGCTAGTGGTGACGGATATCGATATTTAGGTCGTGGATTAATACAGTTAACTGGCAAAAATACTTATATGCTATTTGCCGCATCAATTAATGTTCCTGTAGAAGAAGTGCCTGACTATTTAGGAACATTCGAAGGAGCAGTACAAAGTGCATGCTGGTTTTGGGAACAGAATAATTTAAATGCAGTTGCTGATAAGCAAGATATCGTTAAAATGACTAAAATTATTAATGGCGGTACACACGGGCTAGATGATCGAATTTTGAGATATAAAAATGCACTCAAAATATTAGGAGCATAACATGTGGATATTAAGTTTTTTGCCGGCTAGTTTTTTACTAGAAATAATTAATACTATGTTTGGTATAGGGTTGATCGGAACTATTATTTTTTTAATGTTCGGCAGCAAAATTTCATTAAATTGGTCTAGTGCATGGTTGGCAGTTTTTATAGGGTTGTTAGCAAGCAGTGTTTACCTTAAAGGCGGTTACTCTTCTGAACTAGCATGGCGTGAAAAAGTTAATACTTTATCAGCACAGATTAAAGAGGCCGAAGCAAAGAGTGAGGCAGCTACAGTGATTATTGAAGAAAAAGTAGTTTCGCAGATTAAAGAAGTAAAAATAAAAGGCGATAAAATTGTCAAATATGTTGATCGAGAAGTTGTAAAATATGATCACTCGTGCGTAATTCCTAAAGAAGTTGTAAACGCCCATAATGCTGCGGCACTAAATGTTCCAGTGGAGGAGTTAAAATGAATAAAATTATTTCTATATTAGTAATATTGATGCTTACTGGATGTGCAGGACTGCCAGTTACTAAAAAGTTTCCATCGGCCCCTGCTACTTTATTAGTTGATTGTGCAAAGTTATCAACAGTACCAGCAGATACTACATCACTTAGTGTAGTCACTAAAACAGTTGTGAAAAACTACACATTAGCAAATGAGTGTGCCTCAAAACATCAAGCATGGATTGAATGGTATAATACTCAAAAGAAACTTGACAAAATACGAGGGTATAAATGAATAACGAAACATGGCTCAATAAAAAATGGCGACCTGCAATGGCGTGGATTTACATGGCTACTTGTGTTACAGACTTCATTTTATTTCCGGTATTATGGGCAATATTTCAATCATATACAGGGACTGTCGTTGAGCCTTGGGAACCCCTTACACTAAAGGGTGCAGGATTATTTCATCTGTCAATGGGTGCAATTTTAGGAGTTACTGCCTGGAGTCGAGGGCAAGAAAAAATTTCCGGAGTTATTGATCGGTTTGGCAATTATGAAATGCAGACCAAATATACTTCTGCTGAAACAATAACTCCGTCGGATAATATCAAGCTATCACCTGATGTGATTCGACCAATACTTCCTCCGGAGCCCGAATTATGAAATTTTTAATTATTGTATTTTCGCTATTTCTATGTATCTCTTGTAGAGAAAACGTAGCGGCGTCGCCAAATACTGCATTATCGGCTGCATCAGATCAAACTAAATGTGTTCCTGCTTCTGATAATTGCACAACTAACAGTACATTACAGCCTGCTCAACCATCATCGGCAGTATTGCCGTTAACTAGTAGTAGTGCTCCAGTAATTAAAAATACAGCATCGTCACCGGTATCGTCAACAGCATCGTCGACAGCATCTCCTGTGTATAAAAGAGTATGTTTAACAAATGTTGATAAAAATGGAAATAAAAGCACACGATGTACGCTAGTAAGAATCCATCAAAAGTATAACGGCACACAAGTACCAGTCAAGAAATAGTAAGACCCGGCTAGCATCAATTAAATAATAGGACTGTGTTTGTTGACACAGTCCTATTATTCTATTATAATAGTAATTTAACTTTAGGAATTAAATGTGGATTATTACTCAGTGTTAGGAATCAGTCGAGGCGCCTCGGCTGAAGAAATCAAAAAAGCATACAGACAAATGGCAATGAAGCATCACCCAGATCGCGGAGGAGATGAAAAAAAGTTTAAAGAAATTTCAGCGGCATATGAAATGTTAAGCGATCCGCAGAAGAAACACATGATTGACTCTGGAGTCGATCCATTAAATCCCGGCAATAGCAACAATCCATTTGAGTATTCGTTTAATACAAATGACATTAATGACATTTTTGAATCGTTTGGATTTGGATTTGGACGTCGTCCGCAACGCCCTCAAAATAAATCATTTAGTATACATGCTACTCTTACCTTAGAAGAAGTACTTACTGGTAAAGAAATTAGTGCAAGTGTTGGCCTTCCAGGCAAAGAAGCTCGATTAGTAAACATTAATATCCCTGCAGGAGTCGAACACGGCCAACAAATTAGATACGGTGGTATGGGCGATTCAAGCATCAGTGATGCACCGCCGGGGGACTTAATTGTAGTAATTTCAATTGTTAAACACAACCGGTATAAACGAGAAGGCGATCACTTGGTATATGAGCATACTATATCAGCATGGGATGCAATGTTAGGGACTTCTTTACGATTAACAACATTAAACAATAAAGAAATCGACATTAAAATTCCAGCAGGAACACAGCCGTCGACTATTTTAAATTGTAATTCGGAAGGATTGCCGAATGTGAGGTCGAATCATCGCGGGAATCTTTACATTAGAATCACTGTTGAAATTCCGAAAAATCTTAGCGACGAACAAAAAGCAGCAATTATTAATATTAACGGCATTAGATAATTTGACATTATTTATTATTAATGTTATAATTAATTACAGTTAACAAAAGGAAATATACATGATCGAACCAAGTCAATCTTTGCAAGCTATTTTTGAAAATGCTATCAATTACGCAAAATCGTTAAAACACGAGTACGTGACTGTTGAACATATCGTTCATAGCATTATGTGCGACGAAACTTCATACAAATTATTAGAAGCAAGTGGTGCCGATGCAAAGTTCATTAAGACCAACATCGAAAGCTATGTTAAGCACAATTTATCAGAGATTGAAACTCAATTAGACATTAAGCCAAGAAAAACTAATTCAGTTGATCGAGTGCTAAATCGATGTTTTAGTCAAGTATTGTTTAGCGGTCGACAAAAAATCGAAGTAGTTGATATTATCATTAGTATCCTTAGTGAAAAAAATAGTTTCAGTTACTACTATCTTACTAAGGGCGGTGTAGCAAAAGAAAAGTTTGTAAAATATGTAAACGAGTCGATCGCAGCTGAAGACGAAGCAGCCGAATCTGCTACGCCATCGGCATCACAACTTGACAAAATTATTAACACATATTGCACAAATTTAAGTGCCGATGCTAAACTTAAAAAAATCGATCCAGTAATTGGAAGAGATACAGAACTTGAAAATATTCAACTAGTGTTAGCACGCCGAAGTAAGTGCAATGTGCTAATGGTTGGAGATCCAGGTGTGGGTAAAACTGCAATTGCCGAAGGTTTAGCTCGTAAAATTCAAGAGAAAAAAGTACCAAAGTTTATTGAAGACCACGAAGTGTACGCATTAGATATTGGATCTCTAGTTGCTGGTTCAAAGTACCGAGGCGACTTTGAAGAACGGGTCAAGTCAGTTTTTAAGGCGTTAGAGAAAAAGGGCAAGATTATTTTGTTTATTGACGAAGCTCACATGATGCAAGGTGCAGGCTCATCTAGTCAAAATAGTAACGACTTGTCTAATATTTTAAAACCCGTGTTAACAAAGGGTGTAATTAAATTAATTGCCTCTACCACATGGGAAGAATATCGTTCAAACTTTGAGAATGATCGTGCATTAATGCGTCGATTCCAACGTGTTACTATTGACGAGCCAACTCCAGAATTATCTGTAAAAATTCTCAAAGGAGTTAAAAAGTATTACGAAAAACATCACGCTGTTAAAATTACCGATGCAGCAATTGAGCAAGCTGTTAAGTTGTCAGTAAAATACATGAATGATAAAAAATTACCAGATAAGGCAATTGATATTATCGACTGTGCATGTGCTCGATTTAAATTAAAAGACGACGACGGTACTGATAATATTGTAGATGTCGAACAAGTTGCATTCGAACTTGCAAAAATGACTAACATGCCAGTAGAAACTGTTTCTCAGAAAGAAAGTTCAAATTTGGCAAAGTTAGAAACAGCTATGAAAGCTGCAGTATACGGACAAGACACTGCACA